GGTAGTGCTAGTGCTATTGGTTTGTACAAGAAATTGTACGAATACAGCGACGAGAACAGCGTGTTAGTGTTTGATGACTGTGATAGCATCTTGTTTGATGACGTTAGTTTGAACTTGCTAAAAGGTGCGTTAGACAGCGGCAAGTCACGTAAGATTAGCTGGTTGAGTGAATCACGTGTGTTGAAACAAGAAGACATTCCTACAAGTTTTATCTTTAAAGGCAGTGTAATTTTTATCACTAACTTGAAGTTTGACCAAGTTAAGTCACAACGTTTGAAAGATCACTTAGAAGCATTACAGTCACGCTGTCACTATTTAGATTTGACCTTAGACACTATGCGTGATAAGATTTTACGTATTAGACAAATTGCTAAACAAGGTGCTATGTTTGAAGACTTGGGCATCAGTGATGTAGGACAAGAAGTTATTATTGACTTTTTGGATGCTAATCAAAACAAAATGCGTGAAATGAGTCTGCGTATGGCAATTAAAGTAGCACAGCTATACAAGAGTTTTCCTAACACTTGGGAAAGCATGGCACGTACAACTTGTATGACGGCAGCATAATGAAATTACTATTGTCAATGACGTACAATTTAATCCTACTAGTGGGTACCGTTTACCTAGTAGGTTGGCAGGGTTGGAGTGCATGGTGGTTCCTACTCACTGTAATTCTTTTAGCAAGCGGTAAAGCGTAAGGAGTAATATATGTCAGTTTATATAAAAAGAATTTTATTTGGTGTGGCGGGTTTGGTAGTTTTAGGTAGCATTGGTGTTTGGAATCCAGAAGCACAACGCCTAATAGGTTGTTTTGCCATGGGTTGGGTGTTAATGGATATTGCCAGTGGATTGTTTCCGGAGGCAAAATAATATGGAATGGTTAGAATTAAGTCCTAACGGTGCTTGGAGTTTCGCTCTTACTGTTTGGTTCTTTGGCGCAATAGCAGGATACTGCATTGGACGACTACATGCAGCATGGCGTCAAATTGATACGTTGATTGATACAATTGGTGATACTGTTACCAAGTTGGAAAAAGGAAAAACAAATGTTTGATAAAATCTATCAGTGGTTAGTTGAGCACGATTTTCAAATTAGTTGGTTTTTATCGGTTACTTTACGTCAGAGTTTTTCCAGGACTTTGCTCGTGGTAATTGGTTAGGTGTTATTTTTGATTTGATTATCATTGTTCTTAACTACTCAATGGTGCAAGGACAGAAATAGTTTTACCCCATCATACGCTATTGTCTAGCTCCTAGTGTGATGGTCTTATAGTCTGGGTTACCCGGACTTTTTTTAAGTAAATACTTGATGAAGACCTATAATAGATTTTTTGCATTTGGCTGCAGTTTCACCAGCTGGCATTGGCCCACATGGGCTGACATAATTGGTAAAACCTTCATTGAAGATAACTACTTTAATTTTGGATTATGTGCTAGTGGCAATGAATTTGCATTCCATAAATTAACAGAAGCGCATGCTAGATTTAACATAACCAAAGATGATTTAGTTATAATTTGTTGGACTAATTTTGCTAGAGAAGATAGATATTTTAACGGTGAATGGCAAACAGCAGGCAACATTTTCACACAAAACGTATATCCTCAAGATTGGGTTAAACAATGGTTTGACCTACGCGGCGCACTAATAAAAACATCAAGTGTTATTGCAGGCGCAACACATCTATTAGATAATATTGGGTGTGAATATCTATTTACTTCAATGATGCCAATGACTCAAATTGATGAGTATGACACGTTGTTTACTGGATCTGATTTTCAAGATGTATTTTTAACCTATAATAGATACTATCAAAATATTAAACCTAGCATGGTTGCAGAGTTATATGGTAAGAATGCCTGGCAAAACCCAAACCCAATTTGTGTCAAATGGTCAGAAAACGATCCACAAGCGTGGGAAGATAATCACCCGTCACCATTGCAGCATTTAAGTTATGTCAATGAAATTATTAATCCAGGGCTATCACATCCTATTAACATATCTGATACTATTACTTGGGTGCATGATTGGGAAACAAAGGTACGCACTCCTCCGTATTTTGACTGTGATAAACACGGTTGGTCATTATACTATCGAACAAAGAAATATCACAGTGACAGGGGCATGCTTTAATGAAGACTGTTATATTTGTTAATAGCAATCATTTGTTTATTAGTGGGTTATGTCTCAGACACTTAACCAATTTAAAAGAAACTATAGACGGCATTGTTGTAATTACTCCGCACGTTGAAAGATTAGAATCCTTTTATCATTGGATGGGATTTGATCAGATAACATTCTTATCAGATTCTGAAGTATGTCAAACTTTAAATATACCATCAGATCGATTAAGTTGGATTGACAAACAATACGCTATTTTAAATTTAGATAAACTTGTAAACGACGATATAATTTTAAATGTTGACGCAGATATTATTTTTAATACAGAACTCAAATTGACTCAAGATACTGCTCGCAGATTTTATATAGAAACAGAGTGCTATCAGCCATACTTTGATACAATTTTTGATTTCTTTGGTTTAAAAAAATCTTTACCACAGTGGGATAGTTTTATATCTGATTTTATGATATTCGATAGTAAATATCTCAAAGAGATGCGTAAATCGACTACCGCATTTGATAGTTATTACAGTTGGAAATCAATTGTTGATAAAAACACACCAACTACCGACCAATACAAAATTCCTGCTATCTCTGAATATGAAATGTATGGTACTTGGTTGTATGCCAATTATCCAGACGTAATGATATTAGATAGAACCAGCAGTACCTACGGTAAATTTGAGGACAATGTTAAATATCACAAATTTATTCCATCTATAGAAAATTTAAAAGAAAATAAAACTATAATACCTCTTAGACAAACATACGACACTGATATTGATTGGGATTTAATATATCCCAAAGGTTGGCAGAGCTTTAAATAAGTTGACAACATATTTTTTTTATCATATACTAATTATATGTTAAGCTATCAACACGTCGAAGATTATCTAGAACTGCTAGCAGGATACGAGCCTGGCAATACTGCTTTGTTTGTGCAACCAATGTCTAAGTATAACTTTAGTCTGGCTCGCTACGATATACAGATTGTAGATAGTATGAGCTCTCACACTATATTTGGTGGAGCCTTAACAGATCGTCAGGCAGATTTATGTGTGAGATTGGTACTCAAATATCGTAGACAATTTGCTAAAATAAATGTAGATGTAACCGCAGTTGAAGTTCCTCAATTTCGACTACCAGTACGCAAATTAGATCGGACACGTAAAATTTGGTTAGATGATCAACGTATAGGTATACGCTTTCCCTATGACCGTGGCCTAATAGATAGCCTGCAAGAATATAAGAAAACAAGCCAAGGCAGCACTCGATGGGACAATGAAGAAAAGGTTTGGTGGTTTGGCCTAACTGAAGCCAACATTAATTGGGCTGTTACCTGGGGATCAACTTATAACTTTGAAATAGATCCTTTGATTACTAATCTAATGGATCAGATTCTTAGTTGTGAACAAACTCCATACGAAATCAAACTGGTGAGAACCGCCAGTGGCTATACAATTACCAATGCTGCTGAGAGTCTGATCGATTATGTAAACGAACGATTGGGCGGATTTGGCCTAGAAAACGGTATTAAACTTATTGACTATTCGGGGGTCTTGGGATATACCTACGATGAGAACATAGTTCGTCCAGCACTGTTAGATATCTTTAAAGATCAGCGCAACACACATGTAGTACCACAGGATGGCGCACTGGATTTGATCTTTAGCTATGCAGAGATAACCAATCGATATCCGGTGTGTATATATGATCCGGGATTAAAAGGTGTAGATCTATCACGCTTTGATGAAACAGACATAGTACGGTTTAATACATCTGGTAAAACTAAGACTAGCGATTATAACATACATGATGTTAAAGTAGTATATGCTAACAAGATTCCTGCAACATGGGATTATGATGTTCCGTTGTTGGTTAGTACACAGGAACTAATGGTTGGCGGCAAACGTATGGAATGGCTCAATAGAGCAGAAAAGGTAATTTACCTTTGTAATACCCTACTAAGAGAAAATAACTAAACGGCGTTTCTTTTTTTGTGTGCGTCTGAAATTTTTCGTTTAGTTTCTTCTGACAATTTCTTACCTAAATTTGCCTTTCGTACATTATCGCCGTGCCCTAACGGCTTTGGTTTTCGCATTTTTTGTTTAGTTTCTTCGCTAAGTGTCTTGCCAAAATGTTGCTGGCTTATTAATAGTTTTTCTGTTGATGTACGTGGTCGCTTCTTTATTCCTTTGTTTGAAGCAGACATTTTTGCCCGAGTCTCTGCTGATACAATTCTGCCAACTCCAAATTTATTGCCTTTGTTTGCTTCACTTCTTGCTTGTGATACTTGTTTGCGTATAAATTCATACTGTTTAGAATTTAGAATTAATCTTTGTTGGTTACTACTTGTCCTACGAAATGAATTTAATGCAAACTGCATCTTTCTTTTTAATTCTTTCTCGGACAACATTTTGATTAGTAGTACATGGCAGACGTAGTGCTCTCTTGCTGTAAGTCTGACTAAATTATCTTTAGTATTGTTGCCTCCTAAAGATTTTGGAATAATATGATGGGTTTCGGTATATAATGTTTTTGGTAATACCCGATGCTGAGCTTTGGTAATAATAGAATTGTACCAACGGGTATACTTGTTGTGTAAATACATTTGCTGACATAGTCCTTTTATGTTAGAGTAGTTGGGAATTGGCGTTCCGCGAACTACACTATTATTTATCAAATATAGTTGACATTCATTGAGTACATTTGCTATTATATACTATAAGGAAAATAAATGGCAAAGTGTATAATACAAATCAAAGACGAAGTTAACTGTAAATTAATTGGATTAGATTTACACGATAGAAAGTATCTTGTTAATAAATTCAAATACGAAATTCCAGGTGCACGTTACTTGCCAGCAGTTCGTTTAGGCCGATGGGATGGCAAAATAGCCTACGCTCAGTTAGGTGGTAGCACATATACTAACCTACTACCAGAGATCTTGCCCTACTTAGATGAACGTGGGTATGATATTGAGTTGGATGATCTGCGTGATTATCCTACACAGTTTGAGTTTACAGAAGTAACAGAAGAAACCTTTGCACACAAAGTATGGCCTGCTAAACATCCTATTGCAGGCGAACCTGTGGTGCTACGTGACTATCAAATTGAAATTATCAACAAGTTCTTGGCCAACCCACAATGTCTACAGGAGATTGCCACGGGTGCAGGTAAAACACTGATCACAGCCGCATTGAGTTGGAGTTGCGAACCGCATGGTCGTACCATTGTTATTGTACCGAACAAAAGTTTAGTTACACAAACTGAAGCAGACTATATTAACCTAGGCCTAGATGTTGGCGTGTACTTTGGCGACCGTAAAGAGTTTGGACATACACATACTATTTGTACTTGGCAAAGTCTAAACATCCTGCTTAAAAATACCAAAGCACACGAAGCAGACATTACCATAATGGAATTTTTAGAAGGTGTTGTTTGTGTAATGGTTGATGAAGTACACATGGCCAAAGCAGATGCACTTAAAACACTACTTACTAGTGTTATGGCACACATTCCTATTAGGTGGGGCTTAACTGGTACAATACCTAAAGAAATGTACGAGTTTATGGCTCTAAAGTGTTCATTAGGTGAGGTATTAGGCAGATTAAGTGCCAGCGAATTACAAGACCAGGGTGTACTTGCTAACTGTCACGTAAACGTTGTACAACTAATTGATCACGTTGAATATAAAGATTATCAAAGCGAGTTAAAATATCTATTAGAGACCGATAGTCGTATCAATTACATAAGTAAAATGATAGAGCGTATTAGATTAACTGGCAACACACTTGTATTAGTTGATAGAATTGCTCCAGGCAAGGCATTAGTTGACTTGGTCAAAGATGCAGTGTTTGTATCAGGAGGAACAAAAGCAAATGATAGAAAAGACAGTTATGATGAGTTTGCAACCAGTGATAACTTTGTTGCTGTTGCCACTTATGGTGTTGCTGCTGTCGGCATCAATATTCCTCGTGTTTTTAACCTTGTGCTCATTGAGCCTGGTAAATCTTTTGTTAGAGTCATCCAGAGTATCGGACGTGGCATTCGCAAAGCGGAAGACAAGGACTTCGTCCAAATCTGGGACGTAACATCAACTTGTAAGTTTGCTAAACGGCATCTTACAGTCAGAAAGAAATTCTATTCCGAGGCCTCATATCCTTATGCAATAGAAAAAACAGAATGGAAATAATTAATCAAGGAGCATTAAAATTCACATCCTCACCTTAGAAAACACCGCGTACGAAATGAACGAGATCCCTGATGAGGTAGATGATCTACGATTTGCTATTTTAGACAACAGTGATCCAAAGAATCCAGACTACTTCTTTATTCCACTTATTTTCTTAGAAAGTTTTAACAGTCCGGCACTGGTATTAAACATTGGTGGTAATTTGGTAAAAATGCCTGTGGACTGGCAGGTGCTTATTGGTGAGCCAGACTTTGGTGATTTGGAAGTCATTCCTTTAACATCAATCAACGATCGTGGGTTTAGTGTGTTTGCATTTAACCCAATGGGCAGCTATAAACCTGAGTTTCATCCAATTGAGATTGTAGACATCTACCAAGATGTTAAATGGTACTTTCCTAAACTTAAACCCGGACAGATGTTGGCAGTGCCTATCACAGAAGGCGAAAATCCTTTATGTGCTTATTTTATCAAAGATATCAGTCGTCAAAGCGAAGTAGTGGACTACAGTAAAATATGGTAGAAATTAATCCTGACTTAATTACAGATGACATGATGTACGAAGATATAGACCTTAGAACCTATGATGGCCGTCCGTTGCGTGAACATCTAATGGACAGTAAAATGTGGGGAGAAATTCGTCGCGCTGCTGAAACAAATATCGCTTTACAATCAGTACTAGATCATGCTATAATGATATATAAGTTAAGCAAGGAATATAAAGATGTTTAATCCACTACAATTTAAACAAAAGAAAAAACGTGCGGTAGATCCTAATGCTCCGCCTCGCCCTAACCTACTAAGTCAAGACAAAAAACTACGCGAACAAACTATAACGCTTGAACGATTAATGCATCTGGTAGACAAACAACATGCAGAAATACAAAGCCTAAAAAGCAAGTACGCTGATATGCAACAGAGCGTTAATCAAATGCTTAACTACCTACGCAAAGGCAAATAATGGCTGTAGACTATAACGATCCACTTTACATTGGTAATGAAATGGCAGCATTTGATCGTAAAGATCGTGCATACTATGACAAGTTTACTGATGAAGAAAAGAAAAAGTTCAGTACATATCTAATGTTGCGCTATGGTGCTAGTGTTGCTGGATCAAGTGATCTACAGGCATATTATCTAATGGCCACCAATGATCGTGTAAACAAAAATTTCTTTGATCTAAACAAGCATCCTAAACTACAATGGTTATTATGCACTTCAGTTAGTCCTGCAATGGGCAAGCAACATCATTATTGGCAAGGTACTAAAAAGAAAGAAGGCAATAACAAAGCACAGAAGTTTTTAGCAAAATTATATCCAACCCTTAAACAAGATGAAATTGATCTGTTAGCGCAAATAAATGATAAAAGAGATATTGAACGCCTGGCAAGAGAACTTGGACTTGACGATAAGCAAATCAAAGCCGAGCTTTAAGATATTAATTTGTTTAATTTATACAGTGATAAATTAAGATCATTGCATGCTTCTAATTTTGAACCATACAGCACACCATTAATAGTTACCGGAGTTGCATTTGAATTTTCTGACAGAGTTCTTTTACCTTTGCGATTAAGGGACCAAATGCCCTTAGTTTGTTCGGAGATTTTCCTTCCTAACATTGAATCTGATCGGCACTTTTTAAGTTTTTGGGCTTTTTGCTCTCCGTAAATTTCTTCGTAGGTTTTTCCTTTTTGTGGAGTTGTTTTTCCTTTATTCCAAGGAACTTGAGGATTTGCTTTTTTAGTAGCTTGCATCTTTGCAATAATTTCAGGTGTTCTTGTGTAAGTTTTTCTGCCTCTTAATGTAGCAGACCGTTTTTTGTTAGATTCTATAGTTTGTGGTTTTCCTTTTTGATCTATAGATCTTGCTGTGCTTACTTTTTCTTTAAGATATTGGTAGGTAGTTGAATTAATTTTGTAACGTTGGTGGTTTTTACTAATACATAATAATCTATTAGCGGCATAAATCATTTTATGTTTGTTGATACCATCTAACATTTTTGTTAGTAATAAATGACAAATAAAGTGTTCTTTAGCAGTAAGTTTAACTATATTTAATTTTGAATCAGCCCCACCAAGGCATTTTGGTACTATATGATGTTTTTCAGTATAGATACTTGCAGGCAAAGTTCTTGACATAGCATTACTAATAATGTTATTATACCATATAGTGTATTTGTTTTGTAAAAACATATAAAATCCTTTAATAGTATTTATGTCGCATAGATGAGCAATAAATAAACAATGATAGATCAAATAATTAAAGTTTGGCAAGAAAATAAAGACAAAAATATGACAACAGAAACTGCTATTTGTAAATATTGCCAAAAATCTTTTCGTAAACTTTCAACACTTGCGGCGCATCAGTGTGAGCCCAAACGTCGCTGGCAACAAGAAAAAGAAATGGGTGTGCAGTTTGGACTTCAAGCATACCTACGCTTCTTTGAAGTAACACAGGGCAGTGCAAAACTAAAAAGCTACGCAGACTTTGTCGCTAGTCCATACTATTTGGCATTTGTGGCATTTGGGCGGCACATGCAGGCTATACGTGCTGTTAATCCACGTGCATTTATTGACTGGGTTATCAAACAAAACAAAAAACTTGATCAATGGTCACATGAAGCAATATATGTAGAATACTTACATCAGTATCTAAAGCGTGAAGCGGCACAAGACGCATTGGAACGTGCATTAATTGAAATGCAGGAGTATGTGGATGAACATCCAGAAATTAAACAAGGACTCAGCGGATATTTTCAAAGTGGCAACAGTAATAGAATCTGCCATCATATAGCCAACGGCCGTATTAGCCCTTGGGTTGTTTACAACTGTGATTCGGGTATTGCTTTTTTAGATTCATTGAGTGAAGAACAGATAGCTATTATTATTAGTTGGATTGACCCAGACCATTGGCAACGTCGATTCAAAGACTATGTAGCTGATACCGAATGGATCAAGATGATCTTAAAGGCGGCAGGCTTATGATTGACCAAGAACTGCGTGATCTGTTACATGAAATTAAAGGTGATTTGGTCAATGTACAAACTGAACTACTATTGATGAAATTTGCCGTGGATAAAATAGAAAAGCAAGTTGGAGAGTTGCATGATGCTAAACAACAGCCACAGGATCCATTTGCTGACATGCCTGGTATGAGAGTAGAACGACTATGAAATTTAAAAGTGATATAGATATAGATTTTGCCGACCGAACAGAGATATTGAATTTAATAGATCATGTACCTGCGAGCATACTAACCAATGGTAATTTTCGAAAACATGCGTCTGGAATCTATGTAACGGACATTCCGCAAGATCCATTTACCGGACAGGCAAGTTTAGACTATGATGTAGCTGAAGACCGTGGCTATGTTAAATTAGACTTTCTTAATGTAAATCTATACAAGCAGGTACGTGACGAAACTCACCTAATAGAGTTGATGCGAGAGCCGGATTGGGCTCGATTATATGATCCAGAAGTCTGTGCAAAACTAATGCATGTTAATGGGCACTATGATCTGTTATTACAGATGCCCGAACCTGTGGACACTATTGCTAGACTGGCTATGTTCTTGGCTATTATACGTCCTGCAAAAAGACACTTAGCTGGTAAGACTTGGAAGGAAGTTGCAGAAACTGTTTGGGATCGACCTGCAGATGATACTTATTACTTTAAGAAAAGTCATTCGATTGCGTATTCGCAATTGGTTGTGATAAACCTTAACTTACTTACATCTTCCTAACTAAGGTAATACTACGACGCTTACTGCGTTTGTTTGCAATTTCTTTAAGACTGATATAAGGACCGTGCTGTATAATTACGTCCTTGCTGTTGAATGTCTTTAAGCAAACTCTAAACTCTATCCAATCCTGTTTTAAAAACACATTGATCGGTATTAATCTATTACTTTCCCACCACCACTGATCTGCTAGTTCTAAATAACGACCTTTTTGGTCTAGAGTCTTTAGTAAGGCATAGTCATAGATAGTAGTGATAATTTCATCACTGTTCTGTATGATGCCTATATATTCATTGCCGCCATAGGTAAGATAACTTAAAAACGGGTATTGATCTAATAAATTCTTGTAACTATCTTCCATTGGGTTCCGTATAAACACTAACTATTCAGTTTATTTAGTGTTAAGCAGAACTCGCAGTTTTAATTGCAGCCCATCTTTTTCTATTAGATTCTGCTAATTTTTCGCGGTGCTGGCCTGTAAAGATTCTGCCCTTACCTGATTTTGACATTTTTTCTTTAGTTTCGGCAGTAAATGCCGCCCGTGCCTTTCCTAATTTAGCAATAGACATTTTTTGCTTTGCTTCATCGGAATACACTAACTTGCGCCCGGTTGGAATTCCTAGTTTAGGACTCGTTCTGCCTTTCATCTTATCCGATTGTTTTTGTTTAGCTTCTATAGAACGATTCGATGCGCCATCGCCGCCATCTGTTCTATTAAGTAATATACCGGTTCCTAGATCTTTTCTTCCATACCAGCTAATCATACGTCGTTCGAGTGCAAGTGAGCCTATATCGGATAAATTAGTTTCAAGAAATATAATATTAGCCGAGTCTGTTGGAACAGAACATGAATGTTTTTGGTATGCTCGATTTTTCTTACCCTTACCGATATAATAATGCATATAAACTTCCGTTGATACTATAAATACATAAACAGGATTAGTTATTATGTCTAAAATTACTTCATATTTATATGAAAATATTATCGAGGTTCAAGTATTGGATGATGATCCCACAATTAAAACAAGGAATAGAATCGTGTATAGCAGAACAGTGAAAGTTTATAAAAATATTGACAATATTATCACAATTCAATTTAGAAACAATGACCAAAAGCCTGCTAATGTTGTAAGTAGAGATTTTACATTTGCGCTGACAGATGGTAATGTAACGGTATGGTCGACTACTGCTAATATCACTAGTATAACTACTTCGGTTGGTACGGTTACATTGGACCAAGCAAACGTTGCGAACCTAACACAAGAATACTACAATTACACAGTGAGCTACACTGGGCCAGCAGTAGGTAACTTAACACTACCTGCATACACTGATGACAATTGGGGTGCGGCCGGACAAATGCAAGTTATCTCAAACGTTTATTAATCAAATCTCTTGACTTAAACTAACAATTAGCATATAATATAGTATATGCTGAATATCATCTCTGACTTTGTTAAAAGCCTACTGCCTGCTAAAAAGAATTTGTTTTAATTGCAAGTTGACATAAATACTTATATGTCAAAATTCATTTATCTAATAACATCACCGTCATCTAAAGTTTACGTGGGTCAATCTTCAATACCATTTATCGAAAAGGAAAAATGGTATAAAAAGTTAGAAAAGTACGATAAAACAGACAGAAAGGTTGCTAACGCTATCAAAAAATATAGCTGGCAAAATATGAAGTTTGAAATAATAGAACAAGATGATACTTGGACTAAAGAACAGTTAAACGAACGAGAAATATTTTGGATACAATACTATAATTCTGTTACTGAGGGATATAATATGACAACCGGAGGAGATGGTGTAGATCCTGTGTTAGCAAAAGAATTGGCACTTAAACATCATCGAACGATGAGTCCTAAGAAAAAAGAACAACGAAGTGCTAATTGTAGTAAAGGCCAACTGTGTCGATATGCAAATAATCCGGATACAGAAGAAACAAAAAAACGCAAGAGTGACGCACATAAAGGCAAATATCTAATAGAATCACCTAATGGTCAAATTTGGGAAACTGACCTGGGATTAAAAGATTTTGCCAAATTATACGAAAATGAATTAAAAATAGGCTATTGGCAGTTGTTTAATGCATATAGAAAGTGTTATAATAATACAGTTACAACTCGCACTCGTAAAGATAACAATAACTGGAAAGTAAAGCGCATTGATTAAAATTGTATCAGACTTTGCTGTGAATTTATGGAAATTAGGTAGAAAAACTAAAACGAGTCCATCTGGCTGGATTTCAGGAAATGCTGTTTGCTGCGCACACAACGGACAAACTACAGATACCCGAGGCCGTGGCGGAATTCATATTGATGATAACGGTAATATTTCCTATTCGTGTTTTAATTGTAATTTCAAAGCCAGTTATCAACCAGGTAGGCACTTAACATTTAAGTTTCGTAAACTATTATCCTGGATGGGTGCAGCAGACAGTGATGTTAAACGCTTAGTAATTGAAGCTATCCGTATCAAAGACCTAGTAGCACCAGAACAGGTAAAAGAACCAGAAGAAAAGATTGAGTTTAAAGTTCGTGAATTACCAAAAGATGCAGTAAGTTTTCAGCAACTGCTAACACATCATCTATTAGATGACTTTAATAATGTTCCTTCACTGTTAAATTCAGCAGTTGACTATGTTAAGGCTCGTAAAATTAACACTGGTAAATATGACTTTTATTGGACTGACTCAACAGAGCACAGCCTACATCAACGTGTGATTATTCCTATGATTTGGGAAGGACGGACTATAGGTTATACCAGTCGTGCTTTTACTGATGGAGTTAAGCCTAAGTATTACAGCCATTATGAACCTAATATGGTGTTCAATACCAACAATCAACTGCATGATTGGAAGTTTGTCGTTGTTTGTGAAGGACCATTTGATGCAATGAGCATAGATGGGGTAGCAGTGCTGGGCAATGAAGTCAGTGATGTTCAAGCTGACATAATTGACGCACTTGGCCGTGAAGTTATTGTAGTAGCTGATGCTGATAAGAGTGGCAGTAAGTTAGTAGATGCAGCCATCAAGTATGGATGGAGTGTAGCATTTCCTGTTTGGCAAGAAGACACAGACTGCAAGGACATTAGTGATGCTGTGGTTAAATATGGTAAGCTGTTCGTGTTAGCCTCAATTTTACAAGCTCGAGAATCGTCAGCATTAAAAATTAAATTGCTTTCAAAGAGAATGTTTGATAAATAATGTTATAAGAGGATGACATTATGAAGGCAAAACCTTACGTATACAAAGGTGAACATAAAGTATCAAGGGAAATTTACATTGGCTATCGAGAGAAAAATACAGATTCTGGAATAGATGACTTAGTGAAGTATAGAACATCATCAAAAAAAGTTAATCCTATATTTGACGAATTTGAATGGATAGTAGTTGCAGAATTTGATAATGGTAATGATGCATATGATTATGAACAAAAATTAATTTATGAGCAATGGAATAATCCTCTTTTATTAAATAAAAATTGCCATTATAGACAGAAAAGATTTAAGAGTACAATTGGAAGAGTTCATTCGGACGAAACAAAACAAAAGATATCAGATGCACACACAGGTAAGAAACGAAAAAAATTTACAAAAGACACATTAAAAAAAATGTCGTTGGCCCAATCAGGCAGAGCATTGTCTGCCAGTACAAAGGACAAAATTCGTAAAGCAAGGACAGGAACAACACAATCACCGGAGACTATTGCTAAGAGAGTTGCCAAAAATACAGGAAAAAAACGGTCTTTAGATACATGTAAAAAAATAGGTGATATTCATCGAGGTAAACTGGTATCTATTAAAACAAAAGCACTGCAATCGCAGAAAGCAAAAGAACGAGCACTAATAAAAAATAAATGTCCACATTGTCAAAAAGAAGTTAGTAATACAAATTTTAACAGATGGCACGGAAATAATTGCAAACACAAAGAAAAGATTATATAATTAATTATGGCTAAAGAATATACAAGCGATTTACAAAAATTATTTTTAGAAATGATGTTACAAGACCCGCAGAGTTACGTGCGGGTACAAAACATCTATAATCCCGAAAACTTCGATAGAAGTCTACGTGAAGCAGCTAAATTTATCAAACAGCACAGTGACGAATATAGAACACTGCCTACTATTGATCAAGTACAAGCAGTGACCACAGTCACACTTAAACACGTACCGGATCTAACTGAAGATCATTATAATTGGTTTATGACTGAGTTTGAAGGCTTTACTAAACAACAAGAAATCAGTCGTGCTATTTTGGCCGCAGCTGATCTATTAGAAAAAGGTGACTATGATCCAGTTGAGAAATTGATCAAAGATGCAGTGCAGATTAGTCTAACCAAAGACATGGGCACAAACTATTTTAATGATCCTAGAGCACGTATTGACAAGTACTTTAACAGTGGTGGTCAAGTGTCAACAGGCTGGCCTCAGATGGATAAGATACTTTACGGTGGCTTTAGTCGTGGCGAGCTAAACATTTTTGCTGGAGGTTCTGGTTCAGGTAAGAGTTTGGTTATGATGAACATTGCACTTAGTTGGCTACAGGCCGGACTCAGTGGTGTGTATGTGACTTTAGAGTTAAGTGAAGAACTATGTAGTCTTAGAACTGATGCTATGTTAACAGGTATGAGTACTAAAGACATTCGCAAAGACATTGACACAACTGAACTTAAAGTTAAGATGGTAGGTAAGAAGTCTGGACAATATCAAGTTAAAGGATTTCCGGCACAGAGCACAGTCAACGACATTCGCAGTTACTTAAAAGAAGTACAGATTCAAACTGGTATTCGTGTGGACTTTGTTATGGTAGACTATTTAGATTTGGTCATGCCGGTGAGTGTTAAAGTTAATCCCAACGATCAGTTTATCAAAGACAAATATGTAGCAGAAGAACTACGTAACTTGGCTAAAGAACTTAATGTCTTGCTAGTAACTGCGTCACAGTTGAATCGTAGTGCCGTTGAAGAAATTGAATTTGACCATAGTCATATTGCTGGTGGTATTAGTAAGATCAACACAGCTGATAACGTGTTTGGTATCTTTACAAGTCGTGCTATGAAAGAACGCGGTAAGTATCAACTACAGTGTATGAAGTCACGTAGTTCAACAGGTGTAGGACATAAAATTGACTTGACCTACAACATCGAAACTATGCGTATCACCGACGAAGGCGAAGATATGTCGGGCGACAATCTTGGTGCAACACGTAATGTCAATAATGTATTAAACAACATCAAAACTGGGTCTACAGTCAAAGACGACAGTCCTAAAATCAATGCAGAAGTAAACAGCAGTAAACTTAAAAGTATGTTGGCTGGACTTAAAAAAGTAGAATGATTTAATAAATACATTGCTTTTTAGAATAATAACTATTCAAGCTAAGGTAACAAGACAATATGAATTATCCTACAATATTCCCCCACACTACATCTTTAGATAGTGAGTTCGTTCACAGTGATATAATATTTGTTGAGGATCATATGCCTATAGTTAGTGATGCACGAACAAGTATAAAGGGTAAAGAAGCTTATTTTAAAAATTCCATTTTTGATTTATTTCAATCAGCTAATATTGATCATACTAAAAAAATTTTTGTGTTTGATAGTTATATGTGTTTTGATGACTTTTCTAAAGAACACGCGGTATACACAAATAATTTTTTAATTACAGAATCTAAAGAGTTCTTAACGAAGTTTCCGGATTGGACAAGTGTACCAACTGTTAGGCCTACAAAAAAGTTAACCGCCATGATGAACAAAATCAGACCTAATAGACAAATTTTGTCAACTACATTAGCCAATTTGATGTCTCCACAAGATATATTATATTCAACTGACGAATGTGATAAAATAGCCTTAGATGAATTTTTACATGGAACTGATTATGCTATCGATACATCAAATACGCTGGCTAAACGTTGGATAGGCCAGGGTGACCGTAGGACCAGCGGGTTTCATGATAGTATGTTAGATAATACTGCTTATTTTGATCAATGTTTGTATAATCAGTTATTTAAAGATGCGACACTATCGTTAATAACAGAACCCACATTTTTTGAAAATGGCAATCATCTTAGTGAAAAAACTATTATGTCTATATATTCAGGACATTTTTTAATTTGGGTAGGAGGATGGAAGTCAGCTGAAACAGCCGCTAAACTTGGATTAGATATATTTGACGATATCATTGATCATAGTTATCAATATATTGAACATCCAGGAAAACGATGTGTAGAAGCAGTATTAAGAAATTTAGATTTAATTAATGATTTAGACCGCCAAATAGTACTTAAGGAACAATTCTATGATCGATTAAATCAAAATCTTACATTAATTAGAAATATTTCTAAATTAGAATACATGAATAAAACTTATCTCAATGATCATAAATTATATGATAAAATAAAATCTATCTTGCGATAAATATACTAAATTGGAGTAAGACCTTGCAAAAACGCACCCGCAGTATTCTAACAGAGCTTGACGAGCTACTGGTACATAAGGATAAGGCCAATCTCATAGAATCTCGCGCCAATAACATTATCAACGGTGCTATTAACCTTATCAATCACATTCGTGAAAACTACGATGCCGAGCAAGCAGGCGAATTAGAACGTCGACTATTGAACGCAATTAAAGGGCAGGACCCACTGAAATTTAGCCGCGGCATTAGGAAAATGAAAGATGAAGATTAAAGAAGTATTAAACGAAGGTGTATTAGGCACTTTGGGTAGTATGGCTGGCGCAGTAGCTGGTGGGGTTGCTAAAGGTCTAGGTGATGTAGTTGCGCCCGGCGCAGCTAATCAAATGAAAGGTGTGCTAAACAAAGCAAAACAACAAGCTGGTTATAATGATATTCGTAAAACAGCCGCATATAGTAATGCACAAGGTGAACAAGCACTAACTAACGATCCTAAAATTAAAGCTGCCTTAGATAAAACTCTAGCAGATGCATTAAATTTAATTAAACAGCGTCAGGCAACAGCGCAAACTGCGCCTGCGGCTAAGTCGTCATTCAGTAATTGGTCTAAGAGTCAAGTAGCAGAAGCAGAAGAAGCCGTACCGGCAATTTCATTAGCTGAAATTCAAAAATTATTAGTTAAAAATAGAGCACCTGCAGAGGGTGCTGAGTATGTTGCTTCAAGACTAGCCCAGTCTGGTGTGCGTGTAGCTGGATATCAAGCACCTGCTGGAACAATGGCTAATACAGTATCTAAAGATAATCGTATTGTTGATGTACTAATACAACGTGCTAAACAAAATAGAAAAAGTTCTATGGCTGAAATTGCCAAAGCTATTCCGCAAACTGGCTTATATGCTGACAAAACTAAACGTGATGCCAAGATAAAAGAAATTGCTAAAAAAATAGCAGAGTTAAACATTCCAGTAGATGGATATCAATTACAAGTACAACCTGATCAATGGTCGTGGGATTCTAGTAGTAGTAAACTTACTGCAATCGGAGCATCTGGCACGTACACCTATCGCAGATTCCAAGACGGTAGTTGGAGAGATGACCACACAGGTGAAAAGATTAAACCAGAACGTGCTAAGGAACTTCAGGTGCAATATGACAAACTTACAGGCAGGGTGGCTTACCCAGACGGGCGTCCTAAACCACAAGGACTACAACCTAATCAGATTAAATTAAACTCAGGCGATATTGTCACTAAAAACGAACAAGACGGAAATTGGTACGGAGCAGATGGCAATAGTGTGGTTAAAGATCCAAAAGCTCTGGCTTGGCTTGAACGCAAATATACCATAAACCGACAAAATGCGCAAATGGCTGCTAACACAATAACTAACCCATCGGTAGCTGTCTAATGAAACTATTTGAAGTAAAAAATCAACCTGCTCCGTGGATGCTGACTGAATCAGCCAAAAATACACACCTGGAACATCTCGAAGATTTAATCTTTAACAGTGGGTATGCAGGAGCCCAAGCTGCGTTAGATTATGTAGAAAGTCTACGTCAAATGCTAGCTGACGGTGTAGGAACAACAACTCAATTAACAGTCAAGTGGGACGGTAGTCCTGCAATCATCTGCGGCATCGATCCTGCAGATAGTAAATTTTTCGTAGGCACCAAAAGCGTTTTTGCTAAAGCTCAACCTAAAATATGCAAAGACCAAGAAGATATTTTAGACTTTTATGGTGACAAACCAGAGCTGGCTAACAAGTTATCACAGGCATTGAAATACTTGTCTAAATTGGGCATTGGCGGAGTAGTACAAGGTGACCTAATGTTTACAGAAGGTGATGTTACCACGGTTGAAATCGATAACGAACTTTGTTATGTATTTACGCCCAACACTATTACCTATGCTGTACCAGTAAACAGCAATCTAGGTCAACGTATATCACGTGCTAAAATTGGTATTGTATTTCATACTAGCTACGACGGAGATAGTATAGCTACTATGCAGGCATCATTTGGTGTAAACGTTGGATCATTTGCACCAAACACTAACGTATGGTTTGATGATGCTACTTACAAAGATTATACTGGTGTTGCTAGTCTAACTCCTAGTGAAAACACCAATATACAACAATATCTACAAACAACTGCTGACACTATGAATAAAGTAGGACAACAGCGATTTGATATAATTTTAACTAATAAAGAATTTGCTCGTAATATTAAACCGTACATAAATCAAATGGTACGTCAAGGTTCACAGGTCACAGATCCAACACAATTCCTAAAACAGTTTGTAACACATTACACAACTGAGTTAATGAAAGACATCGAAACACTGTCGGGTGGCATTGAAGGACGTGCCGCACAAGGGCGCATAGCTAAGATCAAAGAGAAAGAACAATGGATAGCAGACAACAGCAATGCATTGTTGGGTATATTAGCAGTGTATAAACGTATTATAGAACTTAAACGTATACTATTAGCTAAATTGACCAAAGTTGAAGGTATCGGTACATTTCAAAAAACCAATGACGGTTATAAAGTAACAGCACCAGAAGGTTTTGTGGCCATTGGGCACGCTGGCGGCGCGGTTAAATTAGTTGATCGTTTGGAGTTCTCTAGGATTAATTTCTCGTCAAGATGATAAATAAAAGTATGCGCGAAAGCGTAAACATATTAGGAGAAATAAAATGGCAATAACAAGAACAAATGGTTGGGCTCGTCCAACAGACAGCGGTAACGTAAGCATTACAGGTCGTACTTTAACACACTACACAGTTTCATTATCTGATGTTCATACTGGTTATGCAGCTGTAGACAGTGACTTTGAAAAATTAGTACGTGCAATTAGCCAAGTTGGTTCAATTGAACTATTAGGTACACCGGCAGCAGGTGCTTTCCGTGTAGCTATCACTGGTGCAGCTCCTGCTGCTTCAGCTGGTGCAAACAGCCTACAAGGCTACTGCAACACAGCAGTTAACGGTTCAGGCGTAAGCGGTACAACTGTAGTTGCATTTACATACTAAGTTAAATTAGTTAGTTAAAACTAAAAGGCACTTTTAACAGTGCCTTTTTTATTGTCTATAAATATGAATGTGACTAATCAATTACATTTATATCAAGGTTATACTCTAGTAGACATAACTCCGACAGGGCAAACTGTACATTCTGTTAAAAAAGAAATTGAACGAAATCAACAACGCAACTGGGAAACAACCTTACAGATTCTTAGTCTGCGCACACAACCTAATATAGTTAAAACAGACATAATTGTTGACGATATTAAAAATTATCAATTTGGAATTAGCTATACCGGAGTGCATAAAATATGGACCTTTGTAGTGGGAGTTGATTACAAGGACATTTATACTAAAGGTCCGGACATTTTTGGCCTACTGCGTAGTGATTTTAAATTGACTCCTATTATAGCAGGACTGACAGAAACAACTGACTTTCTGCAACCTATATTTTATTCCAGTGGACCAGATAATAACATATACTTTAAAACTCTATCGAATTGAATAAATATTATTTGATGCTAATCATCACATATTAAGGCACACAACAGGCAAACTATCAAGGCTCATAAAACAGCATCGCTAACAGGAAAAGCGATTATGTCTACACCTACAGATATTGAGAAAGAAAGTTTAGAAGCCCACGTTGAATTATGTGCCATAAGGTACAATAACTTGGAAACTAAAATAGATAATTTAGAGCACCGTTTAGACAAACTTGAGCTACATATGGTAGACATCAAGAACAGTCTTGCATCTAAAGTCGAAGGACAAAACAAACAGACTATCAGTATATTCACCACAGTCATTGGTGTACTAGCCGCAGGCCTAATTGGATTTATCACTAAAGGTCTTTTCAATTAACTAAATACTGTTACACTTAGGTTAACAGTATGAAAATCGTAGAACTAACAAATAACATATTATTACCTATCACCAACGAAGAACACGAGCTATTAGCTCATTTTGAAGGTGATAGCCCCGTTGCAAAAAGCCAACTTGATGAGAGACAACAACTATTGGCTAATCAATTAACAGTCAAGGACGTACTCTTACGTACTAATCAAGATGGCAAAATCTACTACAAAAAAACCATTGGTTGAAATAGATGTTGAGAAAATTCGTAGATTTACAGAAAATGAATTATCTCGCTTAGTCAACCAACCTTTACCGTTTTGTTATCAAATTGGTTCGAATTTATTAATTGTAGGAAATAAATACAAGATACAAAAATTCAATGACAAATGTTGGCAGGTTACTGAAAATGATCAACAGATATTTGATTTTTTTACACGAAAAGATGCAATATTTTATTGTATTGCTATGCACAAAAAAGATTATGTATTAGCTAAAGAAATTAAAGAAGGTGATGACCTATTAAGTCGATTGGATTTTGAAGCTATACTTTACAGACATCGTTTTAAAAAAGCTAAAGAAGCCAACGATGATTGGGATTTACGGTTATACAGCAGTAAATATACTGAAACAATGTCTCGCATCGAGCAGACTAAGCAACAATTAAAGAAAAGTCAAAACTTGGCTAAATATATTAAAGTTTAGGAATTAAAACTATGAAACTCTCAGAAATGTCGTTGACATCTACTAAAAGAATTAACAAATTTATGGAAAGTCGATTTGGATTTTCTATTGATTTTAACAATCTATCAATGGCAAAAGCAAAACGTCTAAGCGAAACTATTACTGCTAATCTTAATAAGATTCGTCGTACTAATAATTTCCACACAGCAGAACGTAATCCACGTTATATGGAACTACTAACAGTTCAAGAAGGTTTAAGTACCTGGCTACAAGAAAACCGCCGCCGACTAATAGAAGGTGAAGTTAGCAATGCAGAAGTATTGTTGGCTGCTAAAGATATGGTTGATAGCGTACAAGATGCCATTGAGAAAGTTGGTAAAATGCAAAATGAACAATTACCACAACTGTTAGACAGCATCCGTGATCAAATCGGCAGTGAACAAGCTGACGGATTCAAAAACGCAGTAGGCGAAACATTAGCAACTCTAATGACAAACCTACAACAAGCACGTGAAGGGGTTGACACAGGTGTGCGTATCTTAAGCGGTGAGCAAGTTGACAGTCCTATGGACCTTGGTGGCGAACCTGACATGACTGCAGGCCTAGGCGCAGAAATGCCACCAATGAGTGATTTGGACGCGGAAGATACTGACGGCTTTGCGGCTACTGATGCCGCAGTGGGCGGTTCAGAAGAACTAGGCCGTGAAACACGTTAATGCGCTTAAGCGAATTTGCACACGGTCCTACTAATACTCCAGAGTCGAATTTACTAACGGCTCTGACAGTTATTCGTAATCGCTATAAAGATGTACCGACTGCGGCAAAGATCGGTACGCAAAGTTTAATCAATATGGTGTTAAATACAGATCGTACATTCGACTACGAAGCACTGGTAGCAGCTAACAAAGAAAACTCAGCAGTAAAAAATCTAATCAAAAGCTTCAATCGTAAATATGTAGAACTTCAACCATGGGGCGACGAAGAACCAGATGAAGTCGACACTACTACTAACGTAGATGATGAAACGTTAAATACCCCAGTTGACACAGTCGACGATATGGCTAAACGTGCAGCAAAAACACGTGGCGCTCCTTTATTTTAAAATCATTTACACTACCATATAAATAGTGTTACTATGTAATACACTTATGGAATTTCGTAACGGACTAAATAATAGAACAATACGAGAATCCTATATGCTAGAAAAAATTTGCGAATGTTGTAGTAATAAATTTATTTTACCCAAAGCAGGAAAAAAAGAATTAAGGCGCAGATTTTGCGGGCCTATTTGTTCCCGCAGATGGGCAGCTAATAATAGATCAGATGCATGGCGTAAAAAAGCAAGTGAAGCTAAACAAGGTGAAAATAATCCTATGTTTGGAGTGTCCTTAAACCATCCAAATAGTTTAGCCAATTTAGCCAGAGGGTATTGGGAAGGAAAGACAATGTCTGAATCTCATAAGCAAAAAATATCCAAAGGTAATACAGGCAGGATTGTATCCGAAGAAAGCAAAAGAAAAGCAAGAGCAACCAGGATTGCAAAAGGACAAATTTATCCACCAGACAGTCTGGCCTATGCAGAATTTAAAAAATACAGACGTAAAGTTCATTATTGGTCAGAGAAGAATGATTTATCAGTATTAGAGAATTATGAAAAAAGAAGCAAAATAGGATATAGCTTAGATCACAAATATAGTGTAAGAGTGGGATTTGACAATAATGTGCCACCTAAAGTTATGGGACATATATATAATTTACACTTTATTCCTGTTAAAGAAAATTCTAGTAAAGGAACAAAATGTTTAATTACAAAGGAAATGTTGTATGAGCTATTCAAAAATGGTACTTGACCATTATGAAAATCCAAGAAATGTAGGATCTTTAGATAAGGAGAATGCGCAAGTTGGGACCGGAATCGTCGGTGCCCCAGCTTGCGGATGACAGGTGATGTTATGAAACTTCAAATAAAAGTAGAAAACAATATCATCACAGATGCCAAATTCAAAACTTATGGTTGCGGAAGTGCAATTGCCAGCAGCAGTCTTGTCACTGAATGGCTAAAAGGTCGCACATTGGACCAAGCCCAAATGATTAAAAACTCTGAGATTGCTGAGGAACTTGCGCTTCCACCAGTTAAGATTCACTGTAGTGTTCTAGCAGAAGACGCTATTAAAAGTGCTATAGAGGATTATCGTAAGAAAAATAATTAAAAATAAAATGTAGTAAAATGAATACTTATAAGAAAAACCAAAATATTGTTGTGTGCTTTCCTGCGGGAAGCGGAGGGCATTTAATAGGAGCACTATGCAGTATTTTACTAGGAAATAGTGAAAGTTATCCCGACGAAAACGGCTCAATGCACTCTTCGGTAGCTCACGGTTTTATACATGTTAATTCGAGTTTGCCCCAAGATATAATTATTAAAAAATTACCAAATAAAGATGTTATAATAGGACATTTTACTAATGTAGAGTTATTAGTTGAAACAGGCAAAAAAGTAATTTATATAACATTTACACCGGACGATATTAACGAAATGGTTTACCGGGCAAATAAAAAAACAAAAATTGACCTCACTGATAAAAATACATATACTCAACTGGCAGGATCATCTTGGCCAACTTACGAAGAATTTTGCTCTGGCACTGTTATACCAACAGGAGAACAAAATTGGTTAGCTAATAATCATCAATATTCATATTGGGTATATTCTCTCCCAAAGCATAAAGATAGTACACTTGAAATTAAATTTAGTAGTATAAATGATAGTCAAACATTAATTGATAAAATAGCAAATTTTATGTCTATTACGAACTATGATACAGGTAAATTACAGCACGTTTTAAATATTTATAGGCAGTTAAACCCTGGGAAATAAAAAATTAATGATCACACTAACTAAAATAGCTGCAGAAAAAATGCAATCCGCCTTAGACAATCGTAGAAAAGGTATCGGCATGCGGGTAGGTGTTCGTACTACGGGTTGTAGCGGTATGGCATATACTTTAGAGTTTGCTGATATTCTTACTGAAGGCGACATTGAAATTAATCAGCAAGGAGTAACAGTAATTGTTTCTACCAAAGACCTAGTATATCTAGAAGGTATGCAAGTTGATTATCAACGTAAAGGACTCAACGAAGGGTTTGAGTTCATCAATCCCAATGAATCAGCCCGGTGTGGATGTGGAGAGTCCTTTACTGTATAAATATCTATATGAAATTCCCAGTCATTGAAATAGTTGATCGATATTGTATTGCTATAGTTAAAAGCAGTAAAACCAACGATGCTAATGCCGAAGAAGTTAAATTCTACAGTGAGCAAATGGACGAAACGGGTATATCTAAACTGCATACACTTATACAGCAACTAATCCAACATCACGAATATGTTTGGTCGTTAGAAGATGATTTTAAAAAAGCCAAAATAGACAATCTTCCATTAGAAGAAATTGGGCGTAGAGCATTACACATACGCGATGTTGGATATGTGCGAGTTGATATTAAAAATGCCCTTGCTGAACAGTTTAACGACCCAGTAAGAGAAATTAAAAAAGATCATATTTCGGAATAAGTTGACTTTAGTATATGGCTGCTATATACTAATAATATGCTTATACAAAAATACAACTACACACCTATCCTACGTGAAAGCGTAGAAGGACGGCGTTTATACGCTACCCCCGGCGGTAACAAAGTTCCTAGTGTTACTACAATCTTAGACAAAACCAAACCTCGAGAAAAAGTCGAAGCCCTACAAAACTGGCGTAGGTCAGTGGGTGAAGCTCGAGCACAGGAAATTACCACAGAAGCCGCTAACCGTGGCACACGTATGCACAAGTGGTTAGAAGACTATGTAAAGAATGATCGTGTTATTGGTGAACCAGGCACTAATCCTTTTAGCCAACAAAGTCACAGAATGGCGCAGAGTATTGTAGAAAACGGCCTTGTACACGTTGACGAAATGTGGGGCATAGAAGTACCGTTATACGTCGAAGGCTTGTATGCTGGTACTACTGATGCCTGCGGTGTTTACAAGTCAAAACCAGCTATTATTGACTACAAACAGACTAATAAACCTAAGAAAACTGAATGGATTGAAGACTATTTTCTCCAGTTATGCGCATATGGATTAGCACACAACGAAACTCACGGAACGGACATTCAACAAGGTGTTATTCTAATGGCAGTGGCGCCTAAGCCCGACGAACCAGTACAATTTCAAACCTGGACAGTTGAAGGCGCAGAATGGGAAAAGTGGACAGCCAAGTGGCTAGAAAGAGTCGAGCAGTATTATCGTCTTAGCTAAATATAAGATATAGATTAAGGTTGAGAACATGGCTGTAATTCAAATTTCTAAGATACAAGTACGCAGAGGCCTACAGGAAAACTTACCGCAATTAGCTTCAGGCGAAATGGGCTGGAGTAATGACGAGCGCAGGCTTTGGATTGGTAATGGCACCTTAGCAGAAGGCGCACCGTTAATTGGCAATACTGAAATTCTAACAGCAAACAGCGATATTCTTTCAGCTCTTGAAGCTTATCAGTTCAAAGGTGACGAATCTGGTTTTGGTAGTCAAACAGGTCTTACTGCTACAGGATTCATTGAGCGTACCTTTGGGCATAAATTAGATGAACAGATTAGTGTTCGTGATTTTGGTGCAGTAGGCGACGGGTCTACAGATGACTCTATTGCATTACAACGTGCAATTGATCAAATATACAATCCGTTAGGTGCAGTATACGATTCAATAGGTGTTAGACGTAGAATACATTTCCCTGCAGGGATATACAACCTAGCAGGTAATTGTTTAGTATTGCCCAGTCACGCTAGTATTTTTGGTGACGGTGCACAATCAACAGTTATTAAACATACTACTGGTAGCAATGTAGTAATTAAATTACGCGATAGTCTAAGACAAAGTGATGGTAGTTTAGGATTTAGTAGTGCTATATTACCTAACCAAATTGATATCACTGATATGTCGTTGGAAAATCAGACAGATGATCATATTGTAGTCATTGATAGTGCAACCACTGTTTCTTTTAATCGAGTTGATTTTGAAGGAAATTCGTCAATACTAACATCGGGCAACTTAAAAGCAGCTGTTAGATTGCAAGGCACAGTTAGCACTACTCAAAATATTTATTTCAATGAAAGTAGTTTTGCAAACATCACTTATGCAGGCAGTATAAATGGTGATGTTCGTGGTGTAGCTTTTAATAATTGCTATTTTGACAACCTGCATCAAGGACTTAACGTATCTGCAACTACATCAAGTCCGCAAAGCATACGTGTGACAAATAGTATGTTTGATCGCATAGCAAAACAAGCTATCTTTTCAGCAAATGCTAGCTCTACATTTAGTGTGTTTAATCACTATCGTTCAGTGGGTATGGGCAACAGTACAGACCTAGTAGGAAATGTTGCAAATACTTCAGTACTTACCTGGAATACATCAAACAATTACAGTGTTGGAGATTTATTTGATAGGGATGCTGGTAATATTGCTGTTAGACCGTTAGTTGAATTATTAAGTACAACTACAGTAAGTCAAACATCAGCAAGTACCAGTGGAGCACTACAATCTTCTCCAGGATATGCACTTACCTTAACAGGTAACGTAGCAGTGGCTGCTAACACAGGGATTACCTTTACTAGTAATACAACTAGTATTTTAGATTATACTATTACTAAAGGTGGTAATTATCGCGTAGGCAGTATGCGAATAGTACAGACCAGCGGCAATGTTATATTTGAAGATGACTACAGCGAAAATACAGATGTAGGCGTAATTTTAGGATTTGCTACATTTGGCACAAATGCTGCATTAACCTACATTACGCCTAGTTCGGCTCCTTTGAGTAACGCTACTATCAAATACAATATCAGATCGTTTATATAATATGTGGGCAAATTTTTGGATGCTTAGGATCAGCGATAGGCTGACCCAATGGAAAGACCTTCGACATAAGATCAGTGACCTACCATTGGCCAAGGCTGTAGCTGAAGTCAATGCAATGTGGAGTACAGCTCCATTTGTTACCTTTTATCTACCGCACGACAGCACAGAAGTTTGGCCAGATCCCTGGGAATTGTTAGCCGAAAACTACTATTGTGATGTTGCAAAAGCTCTTGGGATCATGTACACTATATACTTCAGTAGTCATAAAGATATCAACATAGAGTTGCACATCTACTATGATTATCAGACAAAAACTCGCTCCAACGTAGTGAGTGTTGATCATGGAAAATATATTCTTAATTACTGGCCCTACAAGATAGTAAATACAGAACTAATAGAAGAAAAGCAGTTGCAATTACTGTACAGTTATACTACAAAAGATCTACAATTAGAAAAATACTAAAATAAAGAGGTTATCAAGTTGAGTACTATTCAAGTTACAAAACGCAGTGGAGCACGAGTGCCTTTGGCAGTTGACAAATGGCAAGCTCAAGTTACTAAAGTCTGTGCTGGTATTGCTGATGTCAGTCAATCAATGATTGAAATCAAAGCACAACCACATTTTTACGACGGCATCAGTACCAGAGAGATTGACGAAATTACACTGCGAGCCATTGTTGACTTGATTGATGTAGAGTCAAATCCAGATGTGGGCCATGTAAACTATCAATACGTAGCAGGTAAACAGCGACTGAGTATGTTGCGTAAAGATGTCTACGGTAGCTACGATCCTCCAAGTCTTTACGAAATTGTTAAAACTAACTCAGCTACAGGATTGTATACCAGCGAACTACTTGAATGGTACAGTGAAGATGAGTGGAATAAAATGAATGACTTCATCGACCATGAAAAAGATGAGTCATATAGCTATGCTGCGATTGAACAGTTAATCGAGAAATACCTTGTGCGTAACCGCAGTACTAAACAAATATATGAAACACCGCAGGTGCGTTACATGATTGCCGCAGCAACAGTTATGCACCGAGAAGAGCCCAATAGTGCTCGTATGAAATTTATTAAGGAATATTACAATGCTGCTAGCGATGGTCTTTTCACTCTTGCTACACCTGTGCTTGCTGGCTTGGGCACACCCACTAAACAGTTTAGTAGTTGTGTACTCATTCGTAGTGATGATGATCTTGATAGCATATTTGCTTCAGGAGAAATGATGGCCAAGTATGCTAGCAAACGTGCTGGCATTGGCTTAGAGATTGGACGCTTACGACCATTGGGCAGTCCTATCCGCGGTGGCGAAATCATGCACACAGGTATGATTCCGTTCTTAAAGAAATGGTTCGGAGACCTGCGTAGTTGCAGTCAAGGCGGTATACGTAACGCAAGTGCAACAGTATTTTATCCTATATGGCATCATCAGTTTGATGATCTTATTGTACTTAAAAATAATCAAGGCACAGACGAAACTCGTGTACGCCATATGGACTACGGAGTGGTGCTGAGTGCATTCTTCTGGAGACGTTTTAAGAACAAAGAAATGATCACATTCTTTGATCCTAACGAAGTACCTGACTTGTATGAAGCGTTCTACAAAAACACAGAGCGATTCGAAGAGCTCTATGTCAAGTACGAAAAGCGCAAGGATCTACGTAAGAAAACTATGAGTGCCGAAGAAGTATTTAGAGGCGGCATCTTAAAAGAACGTACAGACACCGGTCGTATCTACTTAGTGTTTATTGACAACGTGCAAAATCAAGGTCCTTTTGATCCTGAGTATCATACAATCTATCAAAGTAATTTGTGTTGCGAGATTTTACTACCCACTAAGCCATTCAAACGCTTAGATGACGACAATGGTCGCATTGCCCTGTGTACACTCGGTAGTATAAATTGGGGTGCTTTCCGCAATCCAGAGGACATGCGACGTGCTTGTCGCATCCTACAACGTAGCTTATGTAACATCTTAGACTATCAAGATTTCTTAAGCATACAAAGTAAACTTAGCAACGATGAACTACAACCATTGGGCATTGGCATTACTAACTTGGCCTATTGGCATGCAAAACGTAGTCTACGCTACGGCGAAGCAGATGCCTTACAAGAAGTTAAATCGTGGATGGAACATCAAGCATTCTATCTAACCGAAGCCACAGTTGAGTTAGCCAAAGAACGTGGTGCTTGCCTACACAGTGAACACACACGCTATGGCCAAGGCATATTTCCTTGGGAATTACGTGCCAAGGGCGTAAATGATTTAGCAGACTTTACTCCAGAATTAGATTGGGAAACTCTACGTACAGATATGAAAGAATATGGTGTACGTAATGCTACCTTAATGGCAGTAGCACCAGTTGAAAGTAGTTCAGTTGTTATTAACTCAACTAACGGTATTGAAATGCCAATGAGTCTAATTTCGGTTAAAGAATCCAAAGCGGGCAGTTTTATACAGGTTGTACCCGAATATCACAAGTTAAAAAATAAATATCAACTCATGTGGGAACAAACTGACTGTGCGGCCTACTTGAAAACTGCGGCTGTTATACAGGCCTATGTGGATCAAAGTATCAGTACCAATACTTTCTACAACCCGGCGCATTGGGCAGATCGTAAAGTACCAACTACATTGATTGCTAAAAACCTAATGAACTTTTTGTATTGGGGTGGAAAAACTTTTTACTACTCATTGATTAATAAAAAAGGTGCTAAGGCAGCGGCAGAAGAAATACCAGATATGCCATTAGAAGTAATTGACTTTGATGACGAATCGGACTGTGAGGGGTGCAAATTGTAGCATGTAAACTATGAGTAACTATTTAACGATATGTAGCGTAAAATGATAAATAATATTGCAATCCCATTAAAGGTAAACAATGTTAAAACAAAATATATTTTATGTATACGCATATCTTAGAGAAGATTTAACTCCATATTATATTGGCAAAGGAAGTAAAGACAGGGCCCGGAAATCCCATACTAGATCTAACGGAACTAATTTACTACCCAAAGATCCTAATAGAATTGTTATACTTAAGGAATCGTTATTAGAAAAAGAAGCATATGATTACGAATCAGATCTAATTAAACAATACGGACGCAAGGATTTAGGTACAGGCATACTACAAAATCGCACCGATGGCGGTAGAGGCAACGAGTCGGGATATCGCCATAGTGATGAAGCAATTAAAAAATTAAAACACGCTGGGACTGAGGGTGCTAATAAAAGATTAGCCGAAGGAACACATAATTTTGTAACTAATCCACCAAGAGCAAACTTAAATGGTGTTGTAACAAAAAAATTAGTAAAAGAAGGTAAACACAATTTATTAAAACGCCCAGATGGAACAAGTGTTGCGTCGGATAGGGTAGCTGCAGGAACGCACCATTTTGTTGACCCTGAATGGAAAAAACAACGAGGTATTGAGCATTCTAAATGGATACAACAGCAAATAGAACAAGGCGATTATTATTTAATAAATAATAATCCTGCTAAAACTAAAGTATGCTGTATTATATGCCAGAAAGAAACTAACCCAATGGGATTATCAAGATTTCACAAACATTAATGAGGAAAATATGAGTAGACAGCAATATGATTTGAGTACCCCGTCAAATTACTTACAGCGTAAGATGTTCTTAGATCCAGCAGGCCCGGTGGTCATTCAGAGATTTGAGGAAGTTAAGTATAATAAAATCGCCAACTTTGAAGCTACTGCCAGGGGATTCTTTTGGCAACCAGAAGAAGTTAGTCTAAGTAAAGATTCAAACGACTTCAAAGATGCGTCAGATGCAGTTAAGCATATCTTTACCAGTAACCTACTACGTCAAACAGCTCTTGACAGTCTGCAAGGGCGTGCGCCTAATCAGGTGTTTGGACCGGTGGTAAGTTTACCAGAATTAGAGGCTTTAATTAGTAACTGGAGTTTCTTTGAAACTAACATTCACAGTAAAAGCTACAGTCATATTATCCGTAACATCTACAATGTGCCTAAAGATGTATTCAACACTATCCATGATACACAAGAAATTGTTGGCATGGCCAGTAACATTGGCAATTACTACGATGCTCTACATCAAATCAACTGCCGTAAAGAGTTAGGTGAGCAAGTTAGTGAAAAAGAACATATCAAAGCTATCTGGTTAGCTCTACATGCCAGCTACGGTCTAGAAGCATTCCGCTTTATGGTATCGTTTGCTACTAGTTTGGCCATGGTTGAGAACAAGATCTTTATCGGCAACGGTAACATTATCAGCTTGATCCTACAAGATGAGTTACTACACAAAGAATGGACAGCGTTCTTGATCAACCAAGTGGTCAAAGAAGACCCACGCTTTGCTGATATTAAAGCAGAATGTGAAGATGAAGTATACGCTATGTATATGTCAGTTATCAAAGAAGAGAAAGATTGGGCCGATTATCTATTCAAAATGGGCCCAGTTATTGGTCTAAACGCTAATATTTTGAAGGATTTTGTTGATTATACAGCCGTTGATGCACTAAAACAAATTGGCATACGTTACAACCAACCTGCGCCTAAAACAACACCTATTCCTTGGTTTAACAAGCACAGCGACACAAGTAAGAAACAAACAGCTCTACAAGAAAGCGAAAGCACTAACTATGTATTGGGAGCAATGTCCGAAGTTCTCAACTACGATGAACTACCAGAATTATAAGAGAGAAGAAATGTTAACAGTATATAGTAAAAACAATTGTCCGTTTTGCGATCAAGCAAAACACTACTTAAAGACTAATGGGTTTGCCTACGAAGAAATTAAAATCGATGAAGACCCAGAAGCACGTGAATGGTTGATCAATGAGGGTCACCGCACAGCCCCACAGATCTACAACAATGGTCGTTTGTTAGTAGAAGGTGGATATCAAGGTTTAGCTAAATTAAACGCTGAACAAATTCAAGAACGCATAGGAGCAACAAATGCTTGAGAAACAAGGTTACGCAAAAGATACAGTAGTAAGTTTTAAATTAGTTAACGGTGACGAAATTGTTGCTAAAATTATTGAAGAAAATGCAGGTAGTTTCATAGTAAGTAAACCATGTACAGTAATGCCAAGTCAACAAGGAATAGGCCTAATGCAAAGTCTGTTTACCAGTGACTTAAATAAGAGTATAACTCTCGACAAAGGCCATGTAATGATACACAGCGTGACTATTGATGCTATCAAAAATCATTACATTCAAACAACTACTGGAATTGAACCAGTTAGTGCAGGCGGAATTATAATTTAGGATTAAGCAGATATGTCCGAAAAAGACTATAGTTTAGTAACAGCAAAAGCTGGCAGTGTTGTTGCTGAAAATTTAAAGTTAAGTTTAGCTACTCCTGCTAGTAGTATAACTCCTGCAACACTCACAGCAATGGTTGGCATCGACAAAGGTGAAGCTCTAACGTTAGCTCCCACAGTCACAGGTGCAATGGATAATTTAAGGTTCCATAGCAATCTAGCAAACAGTACTCAAGCAGGCTGGATAGAAGGAATTAGTGGATCGGCTGGTAGTGCCAACGCCGCATTAACTAACTTAACTAGTCTACAGTCCAGTATGGGTGTTACAGGATCTCCCGGAAGTAGCAATTTAGGTAACTTTGGTGCTATTATTAGTCAGGCACAAGGACACATACAGGATGCTACAGAAATCAAATCTGTAGAAAAGTTTTTAGCAGGTTCCAAATTCTCTGATTTTGGGTCTGGTGTTACTAACATGAGTTCTATGGCTACTCGTGGACTTGATTCTCAGTTTGGAAGTTTATCAGCGGCTGCAAGTGCTATGACTGCGGCAGGCCCTTGTTTTGATATGGCTAATCCTAGCAGCATAGGATCAGCTGCTGGATTAGTTGACAAATTAAAAAGTTCTAAACTTGGTAATTTTTCAGGGTTAAATCAAGCATTGGCAGCAAATGGTGTAGATTTAGACAGCATGGACGATCCGGTATACAGTGCAACTATTACTAAAACATTAAGTTCTATCAGTGATCCAAAAATTCTTAAAGATGTTACAGGTCAATTGGGAATTAATCCTCCAGGTGGTATTCAAAATTTAAATGATCTAACTGACATTACTAAACTTGCTGGCCCTAGTTCAGTAGCAGGACTAACTGGCGGACTGTCGGGTATAGCAACTAAATTTAGCGATCTTGGTGCTAGCTTTCCTAGTCCTTCAGCTGCAGCAGGAATGTTAAACAATATTGAAATACCCAGTATACCTAAATTGAATTCTGCTGCATCTGATCTATCCTCATTTACAGCTGGGCTAGCACCCGACATAAAAAATCTAACAGGCAGTGGATTTGGGGTATCGTCTTTAAATGGTGCTGATGGGTTGCCTAGTATCACCGATTTTACTCATGCAGTTAGTGGCGGCCCAGAATTGGCAGCTTTAGCTGCATCTGGAAATAATATAACACCAGCACAGATTACTGCTTTAGAGAATTCGTTAACTAAGACACAGGTATTGTTGGGCAACGTTGGGATAGACTTATCTAGTTTACCAGGAACCAACTTAAGTACAAGTCTAACATTTGCTACTGGCCTACACAAGTATGGCGCGGCCTCTATCGGATCTGCCGGATCTGGTGGTGTTGCTGATATACTAAAAACTATGGCCAATACAGACAGTCATTATGGCGATGCTATTGTAGCAAGTCTAGCAGAAGGTAAAAACAAATCTTTAATGATGGCCAATGGTATTAAGCCTCCGAATTTTGGTGAAACTCCTTTTAAAAACTTACCAAGTGCTGGATCTATCAACAGTTTAGGCAGTGCCAGTGCTTTACTCGGCGGAAGTTAATGCTAATAGACCCAATCATTGAGTATAATATAATTACTCATTGGTTAGGACAGCATGCTGGATTAACTACAACTCCTAAAAAATTTACTCGACGTCTGGGCAAGTTTCTCAATAAACGACATAAAATTAAACTTGACGTTGCCTACAGCACTGTGTTAGCCGCCGGCGACTTTACCATAGCGGCATTATATGATGTATGGCGTGATGAGCAAGGTGAGAAGCCTATTAGGTTTTCTTTGTTTATTAATCATTCTTTAGACAGTAAATGGCTGATAACAGCTGCAATAGCTGATAAATTGGCATTAGAAATTATCGAAGCAGAGACCCACGAATATCAACATGCTTATCAATATCGCGCAAGAAACTATGGATTAGCTGCACCATATCGAAGTCTTGAGCAAGACCTCGAACTACATGATGATCAAGAATATTTAGGTCAGATGGATGAAATAGATGCTTTCTCAGTAAACATAGCAGTTAGATTTTATCTTACCAAACAGCATACCAGTTTAGATTTAGACAATTACCGTAGAACATTTGGCGCGGACCATTGGATAGTGCGACGTCTGCTTAAAAAGATTACTAAACGTCTTGCTTATCTTGAGTCTTTAGATAATCACTGTACTTCAATAGAAACAAAGTCTGCATAGCATCATCCCAAAAATCCAACCGAATAGTATGAGTCTTTTTCCAATCATCATGTGCATAATCTATATGCTCGCGTGCAGTAAATCCCAAAGTATCACGTAGTCTCCAGCTGATTAGTAATGTAGTACGACCATGATCCTCTACGATCTTCTCTTGAAGTTTATGCCAATTGTCTAAACTTAGTGTGATTGTTTTAGCCACGTATTATTTCTTTCAATTTGTTGATAGTGTCGGTTACATCACCTTGAAACAGTATACCCTGCCCGCCTGCCCGGCACCAATCGTTAATATTGTCATCTCGATCGTCAATAAGAATGTCACCAGTCCTGCAGTGATGATGTTTGTCTTGACTATATGGTCCAAACCATACAGGAATATTAGGCCAACGTTCTTGTGCCCATAATACTTTATCTGAAAAGCACCAAGGCACATCATTAGCTCTGGGTATAGCAGTTAAAAATTTAACATCAGCAGCTAACTCTACACACGCATCAACTAACGGATTGGCCCAAGGGCATATATCTAATTCATAGTAAAATCTTGGATTAGCGGCTATCTTAGACCAATCTTCTAATGGATACCTTTTGCCACCTGATGTACTGTAGCCTACTACCTTTTTAGCATAAGCATCAAAGTCTGCTACCACTCCGTCCATATCTAAAAATATTGTATTATTTTGTAAAGACATATACTCCCTCCCATTTTTCACGCCCAGCAGTCTTATCGTTGCCTACACCTGGGCGAGTGTTAAGCATCATCTTAATCGTGCCCGAATGTTTAAAGCCTAACTTCTCGGCAGTAGCGATCCAACGTTCGCATACAAAGTATTCTTTATTACCATATGACTTGTAGTCTGCAATGTTAGTAGCAAACACACCGTCTGGGTTTAAGCCTTTGTAGATGTTCCGCATAGTGGGCACAACATAGCCCTCAAACCATTCATCTAATGTAGTATAACGAACCATGCACTGTGTTGGTTCATCACTGTACTTTTCTAGGTTAAAGTATGGCGGGCTACTAAACGCAAGGTCGACATCAACAGGTTCGTATTCTTCACTAACTGCCTGTGTAATTAATCCACGATTACCCACTGCTTGTTCTATTAACTCGCTCAAGTATGTTAAGTGCTTGACTGTTTCTGTGTTAGGATCGATACATTGGTAGTTATAACGCATGTTACTGGTTGTTATACCCAGCATGCGTCCGCCATAGCCCGCACTGTAGTCATAGACATTGCCCCATAGCACAGGGCATAAGTGTTCTACGATAGCACGTGCATTTAAACTCTTAAAGTTCTGTACATTCTCACCTGTGACTAACTCCAAAGCACGACGCAGTGCAGTTGGGCTAACTAGATTGTTACCTTCTCTGTATTCAAAGCATAAATTGATAGCACGACGTAATTTTGCATCATTTAAGAAGCGATCTTTAAGACTATTACTGCCACGACCTTTGGGTTCGGCAGTCATCATATTTGGGAACAAGAATCTATTAATACCCTGTCCTTGATTGTTGCCTAAGTTGATAACATTATTCTTAACACTATTTGTAACAGTCTCAGACAAATCTTTAATAGCAGCTATTAATCCTTCTTCTGTGTAATAAACAATCGGCGTAATGTTAATGCTACGATAGATGTCAAACACCTGCTGTACCGTTGCTTCTGGATCTTTAAGATACTGTTCTTTTGTATAGGTGTCTAATCGATCCTGCACTGATTCGTAGCAGGTAAACTGCGGTTGAGTTGCGTACTGCACTACTCCCCAAGTACGATGTAAATCTGTTATCATGCCCACCTCAAGACAAACAAAGTTACTTGTTCATCAGTTTCAAATTCCAAAGTCATACCCTGTTGGTGTAACCTGCCTCTAGGTAAATTATCATCCATCCACGCATAGATCTCTGGTTCATGTTTTAGCCAATAACTAATATCAGCAATAACAAGATAGTGCCAAGGCATTTCGTCATCAAATGGACCCGAGGCGATAAACCTACGTCCGTTAGCACCGTCTAGTAAACTCATTTAATAATATACCAATCAATTATCTCTAATACACGTTTACGATCTTTACACTCCCACAATTCTTGCCATTGCATATAACCAAGGTCACCATCATCTTCCATACTACGACTGATCTTGGGATAGGTGTTAATAACTGCCTGCCCGAGACGATAGTGTGGATTTTTAATTAAGTCAAATATGAACTCTTGTTCAAATTTCTCAAACTCCTGCATGGTTATTTTCATCTACTACTAAACTTTAACAAAAACATCGTGGCCCACTGCTCATTTTCTATTTCTATAACTCTATCAGGACTGTAATACCACCATCCATGTCCGCCTGTTTGATTATGTAGCACATACCTACGTGGGCCAACGTTATTCTCAAGCCACTGCATACGCTGATCGATCTCAGGATAGGTTAATTGTTTAATGCTAATCTTCATTCGTGCTTCAAATAAAAGTATGTGATATATTCTTCTGCTTCAACGTGTTTACGTTCATCCCAGTGCCAAGTGCTATAGCTCATACGCTTAACACCCTTTCTATGGGCTAGTTCTTCTGCCATGTCGTTGACAAAGATATCCCAACGCATATCGTCGGCGTGACTGTCATTATGCACAACACTCATTACTAAGTGCTTGCCTTCGTGTTCTAATAGGATTTTCATACTTGTATTATATACTCATATTACTCTAAAGTCAATAGAATATTTTGGTTGACTTTTTGGTCTAATGACTGTATAATAGCACTTATACACTAAAGCAATGGAGCACACTATGACATATACATTTGATGAAAACCTAGTTAGCGACCTGCACAAAGATGCACGTGGTTCACGCCCAGATGAATACTTTTGGGAAGAATGGACCAACATTGATGCCGCAGGCAAACAGTTGATTTGGGAACGTTTATTGGGTGAACTTGATGTTGCAGTCAAAGAAGAACAAACCCGTGAACAACAGGCAATCGCTAGTTTTGAAAAACATGTTACTTCTTTAGAGTCAATTAGTAACTCACGTAAACAATCTATTAGATGGATTGTTGAAGGTTTGGCTCTTACAGACTCAGATAAAATGTACGGTGGTGATTACATCTGCTACAAGTTAGGTCTACCATACAGTTATGCTAAAGAATTTGATGAAGTATTGCAGGAATTAGCACTTTTTGGTTGACATTTTGGTAAAATGACTGTATAATGCTATACATACACTAACAACACAGGAGCAATAAATGAACGCTAAACAAATTACTACTGCTTTAATTCAAGGTACTTTTACCAGCGAAGAATTAGCCAGCATTATTGATGCTGTTAAGTATGCTCGTTTAAACTTAGGCAAAGCAACTAAACGTAGCTTGTCTGTTGGTGACAAAGTTCGTTTTGCTAGCTCACGTAGCGGCCAAACAATCACAGGCACAGTGCGCAAACTTGCTATTAAAAATATTGTTGTAGATACTCCACTAGGTGCGTATCGTGTACCAGCTAGTATGTTGGAGGCAGTATAATGAATATTGATGATATGATTATTACTAATAATATCAGTCAGGCAATCTTTGATGCTGACATTGCAATTCAAGGTGAGGACTCTGCTATTACCAACTGCATCAATTGGTTGGAAGAGTTCGAGTTTAATAATGTTGAATTAGAAATGATGTCACAGGCTATTTTAGTAATTTTACGCGAACGCGATAACAATAAGGAGAACTAATATGGCAGGCAAAGCAACTTCGGTATACCTAACAGTATCAGTTAAAGAAACACACAAGACAGCATTCCATAAACAATTCTTTAATATGACTGGGTTAAATCAATACGTTGCTACTGACGAATTTAAAGAAAAGTATCCTACTACTGAATTTTACATTACCAAAGAAACATATTGACTTTTATTAAAAAGGACTGTATACTATGTTAAACACTAACACAATGGAACAAGCAATGGTTAATACACTTTATTCGATGCAAAATGCTTTTGTAAAACGCAAGTTTGACCCAACTAAGAAAGCAGACTTGGCAGTTTACAAACAGTTTATCACAACTGGTTCGTGGGGAGATACACCTTGCCCGTTTGAACTTGAATGGCCTGCGCTGAGTATCCCTGGTATGATTGAACGTAAGATTTCAGAATACGCAGTGCGTAATATATAACTCGAGAAACCCTATTATTAACCTAACCAAAGGCTCTTCGGAGCCTTTTATTTTGACTATAAATATTAGTTTACGAGATATATTATGGCAGCATATTCATTGTCAGCAACTTCAGTTAGTCAGCAGAGTCCTAAACTTAAAAAGGGCACAGTGCGAGTCTACGCCAGTGTCAGTATCTACTGGGTCGTAGGTGAAAATCCCGTGGCCAATAACAAGAACTGTGCAGTCCTACGTGCAGGTGAAACTTTAGAGCTACGATTGCCAGTCAGATGCAGTTGTATAGCTGTATTAGCAGTCAACGAACCTGGTGCAGTCACAGTTGTAGAACACAATGGTGGTGCAAGAAGTAGTTGCAGCCTGTAAAGGTAGCTAAATACACTAAAGAGAATAGTTATGTCAGCAAACGGAATATCTACATTATTAACTAAACAGCTTAAACAAGAAAGCAAGCTCGACATTGCAGAAGCCAAACGTCAAGGCAAAATAGTAGCCATTGATGGCACAATTAGTGGGTCGGCCAATACTAGTCAGCCATTTTATCGTACATTAAACACAGCCAATATCAGCATTTTGCCAACAAAATATGTAGGTAATGTTGTTGTTGATAACATCGTTGATGGCAATGTATTGATCACAGGCCGACCATGGGAATAGATAAATACATATTATGAAAACAGCAGAAATATTACGCAATATACTTAATTTATTAGATGCAGAAGAGCATGAAGCTCAACAGCAACCAGTGGTAGTAAACATCAATAATGGTGATACTGCACAAGACCAATCTACAGAAACTCCTGTGGCTGATAATGAATTGGGAGTTATGGTTCCGCCACTACAACAAAAAATTGAGTTGGCTAAAAAAGCACACGGAGTAGATTCAGTTTATGCTCCTGTCGACGATGAGGAACCAGATGAACTTGATATAATCAAACAAAACGCAGGGTTGTCGACTGCGATTGCAGCAGACGAAGATGAGCCACTAGAAGGCTAAGGAGAAATTCCGTGGCTTTCACGCAAGATTTATTCACAAGTAGACGCAACCAAGATGATGGTACCACTCGTATCGGAGAAACCGATCGTCTTTGGTACGATAGTACTACACAAACAATTAGAATCAGCGATGGCACAACGCCTGGTGGTATTATTATTGCCGGTGAAGGAGTCAGCGGTAATTACAGCAACTCTAATGTAGCTTCTTACCTAACAGTTAATAACATTGGTCCTTATAGTAATGTTAATGTTGCTAACTATCTAAACACAACGTCAATCACTGGTAATTTAAACCTAGGCAATTTGTACATCACAGATGAAACCATTGGCGGCAAGATAGCGGATCGTGATATAACTTTACTACCAGCAGGTAGTGGATTTGTATCAGTTCCAAATCTTAAATTGCCCGTTGGTAGTTTAGTTCAACAATCTGCTAGTATTGAAGTTATCGTAGATAACTTAATATTAGATTATGTGGTTGATTATAGCACTAGCGAAAGTGATAATTTAGCAGCGGGTGATTATGGTCTGCCAAATGGTATTTCGGGAACAGGCACAGGATGGTGCGTGTATCAATTTTCAACCAATCCCCTTCCTCAGCTCGAATCTGAAGATGTTATATCTGGAGTTAATGTACCTGCCTACAGCAATATATTATATGTTGGCGTAGGTATGTATGCTAATATTATTATTACCGATAAGACCATTCCTTTTTCAGTGCCGATGATTCTACCAACTCCCGGTGAAACCATATACACAGTCCGTCCGATAGTTAATGCTAGTATGACAATAGCCACAGCAGTTAGTACTGATATTTCATTATCGGTTGGAGCAAACGCCAGGGTTATTACTCACGGTACAATTTCTCCGATAGAAAATGACATATATGACTTAGGCACACCAACTAAACGTTTTAAACGACTATGGATGGGTGCGGGCTCTATATTTGTACAAGATGAAACATTGGGCATTGATTTACGATTGACAGCAATTGATGGCGACTTTGTTATTGCTGGCGGAGCAGGATTAGTTGTTGGTCAATTCACTTTACACGATAATACCATTAAAATTACTGATCCTACCAGAGATATTGTCATTGGTATACCAACTGCTACAGGCAATATAGTATTCAATAGACCTATTCAAGTAATAAGTGGTGAGACAGGTAATCCATCATTTGGGGTTAACCGTGATGGTATGACCACTATTAGTATACCTGATCTCGCAATTGGTAAAACGGCATTGAGTATTACTGCTGATACCAACAGTGAGACCTACGCTGTGCCACAAATAGCAGGTGGTAGTTTAGTACACGTCACTAATAAACATAATATTCCACCATTGCTTACATTTGATAGTTTTGGAGATTATGCTCCTTTACCAGTCAGTCTTATTGGTCGTAGATTCCGTGGCACTATTGCCGCACCAGCAGTCTTGCAAGCAGGTGATAATATATTAACTATAACTGCTGCTGGCTATGCGAATGCTACTACCCCAACAGGATTACCTACTACATCAAGTGCTAGAATGTTGTTCGTTGCAGATGAAACATTCAACGCTACTTCTCAAGCAGGGCATATTGAAATATTCAGTCAAAAAATAGGCGGGACTGGAGTAGAATATAAAGGATTAATGCTAAGTCATGGTGGTCTAGTTATACCTAGTGTCGCACAAGGTGGAACTGGATTGGGTGGTATTACATTTGCCGATGATTCATTCCAGGATACAGCATGGGTTCCCAGTGACAATGTAAATAAAATCACCACTGGTGTAGGATTCCAAAATCCGGGTAGTTACTATGGTAATGTTAGTTTAGATACCTCGGATGTACACACTCTGGCCAGTGACAGCTACAGCCTAACCATTACAGACACTGGCAGCAATAATCTACGCTTACAACTAGCACAAGAAATTGCTGCCAACTCAAGTCCAACATTCAGTAACGTTACTGTAAACAATATGAATGTTTTGGGTAATTTAACTTATAATACTAGTGCTACAGTATTTGGTAAGATTTTATACCTAGCCAACAACTCAACATCAAGCACAGAAATCAACGGCGGCGGCATTGTTCTTGGCAATGTCTTAGAAAGCTATCGTCGCAGCTTACTCTATAGTACTACTGGTGTTCATGGCGACTACTGGTACACAGACGCAACCACTGGATTTCAAACTGAACACATAATGACCACAGATGCCTGGATAACTGGTAATATTGATATTGCTGGCACAGGACGATTTGGCGGATTCTATACAGGCTACAATTTCCCTGACGCTAGTATACAAGCATTTGACAGTATTAACAGCTACGCACAGATTGTCCACCAAAACCTAAGCCCTGGAACTGTTGCCAGCACTGATTTCATCGCCACTAGCAACAATGGAAGCGACACAGAATTCTATGTGGACATGGGCATCAATGGCAGTAACTTTGACAATACTAATCCCATTAACAGTCTAGGCACCAGCACTAACAAGAATGATGCTTACCTGTACATACAAGGAAATCTCAGCAACACCAGTGCACCTGGTGGTAACCTAACCATTGGTACCAACACTCCGGGGCGCACTGTTAAGTTTATTGCCGGTGGCGGAGCAGCCAATGATGTTATAGCTACATTTAGTAATACTAGTTTAACCACATCCGTTCAAATTATATCAACTGTTGCTACTGGTACAGCACCTTTAGTTATTGCCAGCACTACCAAAGTTAATAACCTGTACGCCAATCGTGCTAGCTATGCTGATCGTCTAAATCCAGGTGCTACTATTAATGGCACCTTATTTGATGGTGTCACTAACATTGAGATCGGTGCCAACGCTAGTCTACTAACAGGCACTTACTTGAATTCCACAGTCATAGGCAGTAGTTTAACCACAGTGGGTAATTTAGTAAACTTAAATGTCACAGGTAATGTCACAGCCAACTATGTTCGTACAACTAGCCACGGTATATTCAATGCCAACGTCTACACTAACTATATTGTAGCCAGTGGTAGATACCTGACAGAACTTCCTAGTTATGCTTACAGTAATGCCAATGTCAATAGTTACCTAAGTGTCACAACTGCTAGCCCGGGCACTGAAAGTTTAACATTGTCTAATGGAGCATTTACATTTACACCTGCCAACCTTGCTATCTATGCGTGGAGCAGTAATGTTGCCAATGCCAACGTGGCGATGAAAGGCTATGTTGACAGTCAAATATCTACAGTTACTAATAACTGGACATCGGCTAACACCATACAATCAAATCAAATCAATGCTATCACTGCCAACATTGCTAACCTACAGGCCAGTAGCACGGGTAATATTAGATACTTTGGCAGTTTCTGGGATAATACCACAGTCACACAAAATGCTAACTTGGCCATCATTAACACTGTGCCTATTGCCAACACCTATGGCAACCTTGGTGTGACTATTGCCAGTGGTAACCGTATCACATTCTCAGCTAACGGTAGCTATAAACTTGACTACAGCCTACAATTTCAAAACACTGATAATAAAACAAACAAAGTGGCAGTATGGTTGCGTAAGAATGGTAGTGATATTGCTCAAAGCGCCAGTTACTTTTCTCTACCGGCACAGGGCTCGGTCAACGGCTATATCTGTGCGGTGGGTCCATTTATTGATGGCACTATTACCTCAGGTGACTACTATCAATTGATGTGGGTCGGTCTTGATAGCCATATATCACTACAGGGTATTGCAGCCAAAACTGGATCCGGCACTGTACCACCTGTACCTGCTAGTCCATCAACTATTGTCATGGTTACTAGAGTTTAACCAAAACTCTTGACTAATATAAACTACCATGTTAAACTATCAGATACAACTCAATAAATAATTAACTATGTTATTTGGATTATTCATCTTAGCAGTGGCTTTAAGCATTTCAGCCGTGGCCGCATACTATTCCATAGCTGGATTAACAGCTATTTTTGCCGCGGCAGTAGTGCCTATTATCATTATGGGTGCTGTACTAGAAGTAGGTAAAATTGCCGCTACTGTATGGTTACACAAATTTTGGCATCGTGCTAACATACAATTTAAACTTTATCTTGTTCCTGCCATTTTAGTGCTGATGCTGATTACCTCAATGGGGATCTTCGGATTTTTGAGCAAAGCCCACATGGATCAAAACATTACGGTAGGCGATAGTGCCGCTCAGGTGCAGATCTTAGATGAAAAGATTAAAACAGAACAGGATAATATCAGCGTAAACAAACGAGCCCTACAACAAATGGCCGCACAAGTGGACCAAATGTTGGGTCGTACCACAGACGACCGAGGTGCTAATCGTGCTGTGCAGATTCGCAAGAATCAAGCCAAAGAACGTAAAAGCCTACAAGCAGACATCACAGCTGCACAAAAGAATATATCAGCATTACAAGCAGAACGTGCTCCTCTGGCCGCACAAAATCGTAAGATTGAAGCAGAAGTCGGACCTATCCGTTACATAGCCGCACTTATCTACGGTGATAACCCAGATGCGAACTTACTAGAACGTGCTGTCCGTTGGGTAATTATCTTATTAGTGTTTGTATTTGATCCATTGGCACTTATCTTAATCTTAGCCGCAGAGCAGACTATTCAATGGTCTCGTGAAGATAAAAATAAACCTAAAGAAAAAGAGCAACGTGAGGGGTGGCAACAAGTTTGGCAACCTACCAGTGAAGCATGGCCACCATATGAACCAGACTTTCCTGATATAGAAGAAATTAGAAAACAATCGGGAGTAGACCAGAATATGGAAATGTCCGAACATTTGTTTGACACACCGGAAGAGTTTTTTGCTCACGGTAAAGAAGTAGCCAAAGAATTAGATGCTAAAGAAGATCTCTTACCAGACAACTATGCTAGCACACAAGCATACCTAAAAAGTCCAGTATCGTGGTTTAAGTTTGCTGGAACTGACGGCTTTGTACCTAAACAAGAAGTTGAAGAAGAATCTTCTGTTGAAGATCCTTTAGATATTCCTGTACTTGAAGGTGAGGAAATGTGGGCACAAACTGCTATCGATAACAGCCAATACGACCCGCAACCAATTCGCCCTGTGCCTCCTCCTGCAGATGATCCAGAGCCAATAGTATCGGGATATAATACTAACGCAGTAACTATTCCGGACTTTGGTATTACAGATCAAGAACCCATGGCCGCACAAGCAGGGTTTGGTACAGCGTTTCCGGATGCACCCCAGCGCGGAGATATATTTCTGCGTGTGGACTATTTGCCCAGTCGTCTGTATAAATGGAACGATAAAAAGTGGATAGAAGTAGACAAAGAAAAAACTGATCAATTTGCCTATGATCAGCTATATATCAAACATCTTATTGAAAAGATTGACCTTGGTGAGTATGATATCGAATTACTTACCGATACAGAACAAGAGCAAATTCAAAGGTATCTAAATGACTCACCAAACAAACAGTAGATTTATAACTCACCCTAGCATTGAACCAAAGTCACCAAATAGTCACACAGTCCTAATAATTGATGCAGACACTGACGATGTTATTAACATAGGCATGTTTTGTAAAGTTAGTGCTAAAAATTATGATGTTTACTTGTACAAACAAGATATAGATGATTCAAGTTGGTTAAATGATATTAATGATAATTTAGACTGCACATTGGTTAAGGACACTAATAATCTACAAGTAAATAATTTATTAGATTATTTTCAAAATTTTGATGCAACTCCACAAGAAGTATAAATATTTTACCTAAGGAAATTTAATTTGTCACTCGATAATACACAAGTCTATGGATGCACTGTTTACGTTAAAAACGACAACGTAGAGCAAGCTATTCGTAAATTAAAAAAGAAAGTTCAAGATTCTGGATTGTTACAAGAATTGCGTGATCGCGAATCTTATGAAAAACCAACTGTGGCTAAAAAACGCAAAAAAGCAGCTGCAAAACAACGTTGGAAAAAGAAACTATCTAGCCAACACTTACCAGCAAAACTTTATTAAGAATAATAGGTATTGACTTAGAACTGATAAATAAACTTAGCACCAGGAAAAATATATGGCTAAGTTTAACTTCGATAGAAAATATACATACATTCAAAATAAAAAATGTATTAATCCCCAATGTAATAATCACTTCCCAATAAGAATGATAGGCGATAAAAACAGTGAAGATTACAATCTTCCTGTGACAACAGACAGGCGAAAACTCGCCTGTTCTCGTGAATGTCACAAATATTGGCAAAAATCAATCTCGTGGGAACAACGAGTAGGTGAAGAATTTGCTGCTGAATTTAGGAAAAAGATGAGTGAGTTATCATCTACTAATAATCCTTCGACTTTTCCGGGTGTTGCTGAAAAAATTAGTAAAAGTTTAACGCAATATCTGGCAGAAAATCCCCAAGCCAGGCTTGGCGAAAATAATGGATTTTTCGGACACACTCATTCCGAAGAAACCAAACAACATCTCAGAGAAACCAAACAAGGCAAATGGGCATATACACCTGAGCAAAAAGAAAAGCAAACACAAAATACACCCAAGAAAGAAAATCATCCAAATTGGCTGGGCGGAATATCCAATGGCGAATACGGTTTAGAATTTAATAAAGAATTAAAATATAAAATTAAAGAAGCACATAATCTGACTTGTCAACTATGTAATACTGTAACAGAAGAATTAGATATACATCATATAGATTACAATAAAACAAATAATCTATTAGAAAATCTTATTCCGTTATGTAAAGCCTGCCACGGTAAAACTAATTATAATAGAGAAAAGTGGCAAAAATTGTTGACAAAAAAATAAAGAAGTGTTATACTTTAATGATAAATAGTAATACGAATGCCTATAATAGGGTTCGTAATTAATTTATTCTTGCTTAACTTAAAGGAGAAATATATGACAAGAAAATCACCTGTTCTGGGCATAGACCTTGGAACTACAAATAGTTGCGTCGCAATTCTTGAAAACAATAAATCACGTGTAATTGAAAATAACGAAGGTGCTCGTACTACACCAAGTATCGTTGCCTACGGCGATGAAATCATTGTGGGGGCTAGTGCTAAACGCCAAGCAGTTACTAATCCAAAAAACACAATCTACGCCAGCAAACGACTAATTGGTCGTAAGTTTGACGAGCCAGCAGTACAAAAAGACATTGACCTAATGCCATACAAAATCGTTAAAAACGAAAATGGTGATGCATGGGTCGAAGTCAACGGTGACAAACTAGCACCTCCACAAATTTCAGCAGAAGTTCTGCGCAAAATGAAATTAACAGCAGAAGACTATTTGGGTTACAGTGTAACGCAGGCAGTTATTACAGTACCTGCTTACTTCAATGACAGCCAACGTCAAGCAACTAAAGATGCAGGTCGTATTGCAGGCTTAGAAGTATTGCGTATTATCAACGAACCAACTGCGGCTGCACTAGCATTTGGTTGCGATAAAGGTGATAAAAAAGACCGTAAGATTGCTGTGTATGACCTAGGTGGTGGTACATTTGATATTAGTATTATTGAAATCAGTGACATCGACGGTGAAAAACAATTTGAAGTATTGTCAACTAATGGTGATACATTCTTAGGCGGTGAAGACTTTGACCAACGTATTATGGAATACTTGGTAGACGAGTTTAAGAAAGAATCTGGCATTGACTTAAAACAAGACATGCTGGCCTTACAACGTCTTAAAGAATCAGCTGAGAAGGCTAAGATTGAATTGTCAAGTTCAACACAGACAGATGTAAACTTACCATACATTACTGCTGATGCTACTGGTCCTAAACACTTATCAGTTAAACTAACACGTAGCAAGTTTGAAGGTCTAGTTGAAGATTTAATCAAACGTTCAATTGATCCATGTAAGATTGCTGTTAAAGACTCTGGTATTAGCATTAGTGACATTGACGATGTTATCTTAGTCGGTGGTCAAACACGTATGCCTAAAGTACAAGAAGCTGTTGAAGCATTCTTTGGTAAGGCTCCACGTAAAGACGTTAACCCAGATGAAGCTGTAGCAGTCGGTGCGGCTATTCAAGGTGCTGTACTAGGCGGCGATAAAACTGATGTATTGTTACTAGACGTAACTCCACTATCATTGGGTATTGAAACAATGGGTGGTATTATGACCAAGCTGATTAAGAAAAATACAACCATTCCTACCAAAGCAAGCCAAACATTCTCTACAGCAGAGGACAATCAACCAGCTGTTACTGTTATGGTAGCACAAGGTGAGCGTGAGTTTGTCAAAGACAATAAAGTACTTGGCCAGTTCAACTTAGAAGGTATCGAACCGCAACGTCGTGGTCAACCACAAATTGAAATTACTCTTGACATTGATGCTAATGGTATCTTAAAAGTAAGTGCTAAAGATAAAGCAACTGGCAAAGAAAACAAGATTACTATCAAAGCTAACTCAGGTTTAACTGAAGAAGAAATTGATGCAATGGTACAGGATGCAGAAGTTAATGCCGATGCAGATAAAAAATTGCGTGAATTAGTTGATGCACGTAACCAAGCTGAAGCACAGGTTCACGATGTTAAGAAAACTGTAGAAGAAGCTGGTGACTCGGTAACTGCTGAACAACATACTGCAATCAATGATGCTATTGCCGCTGTAGAAGAAGCCATTAAAGGTGATGATGCAGAAGCAATTAAATCAGCAATGGTAAAATTAGCAGAACCAGTAGCACCAATCTACCAAGCTAAACAAGCACAAGAGTCAGCAACAGTTGAGCCGGGTCAGCAGACACCAACGGATGCGCAAGATGGTGTTGTGGATGCTGAATTCACAGAAGTTAACAAGGAGAGTAAATAATGAAACAAGTTTACACAACCCTTGATATCCCTAGCATCTATAAATTTGCTATTGGCTTTGATGATTTGTTTGCACAACTGCAACACTTAGAGCAACGTGGTAAGGACAGTGGCTACCCACCGTTTAATCTAATTAAACTAAACGAAAATAACTACGCTATTGAACTAGCAGTAGCTGGTTTTGCTGAAGACGAATTAGATGTAGAAATCGAAAACGGTGAATTAGTTATCCGTGGCACTAACCGTGAAGTTAGCTTAGAAGAGGCATTTGAAGAATTACGCGAAAATCCAGTAGAGTACATTCATCGTGGTATCGCTGCTCGTGATTTTGTCAAACGTATCAAACTTGCTGAAGGAGTAGAAGTCAACTCAGCGCACGTTAAAAATGGCATCCTAACAGTTAAATTGGTTCAATTTATACCTGAGCCAGTTAGACAAAAGGTTGCAATTTCATTCGAAAAATAGTATAATAACTATAAGGGTGGAGGAAACTCCACCTATTATCAACACAAATAGAGAGAAGCATATATGGGCAAAGCCGTAACCAGAGTAAAGCCACAGGTAAATATGGGTGTGAAAGAACCTCCTATGTTCAAAGTGCTGTATCTCAACGATAATGTAACTACTATGGAATTTGTTATTGAAAGCCTTATGGTAGTGTTCAATCATTCTGCCGACACAGCTTCAGAAATAACTAAAAAGATTCATGATGAAGGGTCAGCCGCAGTAGCAGTTTTGCCCTACGAAATGGCAGAACAAAAAGGTGTAGAAGTTACACAGTTAGCTCGCACTAATGGATTTCCTTTGGTGATTAAACTAGAGCCAGATGCATGATCTTTAACAAAATCAAAGAACTCAAAGCCGATGGTAAAAAAATTGGCATAACCTTTAGTACCTTTGACATGTTGCACGCCGGGCATATAGCCATGCTAAGTGAAGCTAAAAATCACTGCGATTACCTAATTTGTGGCCTACAAACAGATCCAACTATCGACCGTCCTGATACTAAGAATAAACCTATTCAAAGTATTGTTGAACGTCAGATCCAATTAGCCGCGTGTCGTTATGTAGATGAAGTTGCAATCTATCAAACAGAACAAGACCTAATTGACCTGTTATTAATATTGCCGTTAGATGTACGTATCCTAGGTGTAGAATATGAGCACAGTGAGTTTACCGGAAAAGCAGAATGTTTTGTGCGTGGCATTGAACTAGTGTTTAATGGTCGCGATCACAGTTTCTCTAGTTCAAGTTTGCGTAAACGTGTAGCACATGCTGAAACTGTAAAATTATTGAAAGGTGACAAATAATGTCCGATATAATGATCGATTTGGAAACTTTGTCAACCCGCCCAGATGCTACTATCTGTACATTTGGTGCTTGCAAGTTTAGTCCTTACAATCAAAATGACATTGTAGACGGTATCTACTTCCGTATTGACATCGATGAGCAAATCACCTTAGGGCGTCACGTTGATGATAATACTATTGCTTGGTGGGGTAATCAAGCAGAAGATGTCCGTGAAGAAGCACTTGGTGAAGGTAATCGTATCTCGTTAGAACAGTTTTCAAAAGAATTAAATAGATTTATAGTAGGGGCAGATAATATCTGGGCACAGGGTCCTGTGTTTGACATTGTTATTTTAGAGAACCTATATCGTCAGATGGGCTTACCATGTCCGTGGCAGTTTTGGCAGATTCGAGACAGTCGCACCTTATTAAGTAGTCTAGGTGACCCACGTGAAAAGAACAAAGCAGGCCTACACAATGCATTAGAAGACGCAGTAAGTCAAGCACAGGCAGTACAATATGTGTACAAACAAGCAGGCATTACGGAGAAAAGATAAATGGAAATTATATTCGGTAAAGAAAATGCAGGAAAACTCCGAGAAAAATACACAGTACTAGATCTAGAAACAATAGATGTCGAAGGCCAACCATTGGCAGTATTTTGTGTTATACCTGCAGATAAAATAACGCTAACTGACATGCCACAATTAGAATCGTGGGTTAAATTACATCATGAGTTTATTAACGGATACCAGTCTAAACAGTATAGTTACTGTCGAGATGCTGCTAATTATCTAATAGGTAAATTTGGTGGTGAGGTAGATACATTTTACGAAGAAATTATCAGACGTATTAACGAAGCAGAAGCAGTAGTATCCGACTAAAACGGTTAAGTAATAATACACTATAATTTATCAATGAGCCCCCGTTAAATAATACTAACAGGGGCTTTCACATGATTAAATCTATGTTCTACAATCTTTTAATGGTCGTCGTGCTAACTGCTGGCGCTAATATTGCGCAGGCCGCAGAAATGGTACACACCTTTAATAGTCCGGCATTTCACGGACAAGGATTTGGTATACATGCCCTTACGATTAAACAATTAGAGGATCAAGCAAAAGACAAGCGCGAATCTGCCGCAGAAGCTATTCGAGATAAAGCAGAATCTGCTGCACTTAATACTCCGCAGGCACGCTTTATTGCTAATCTGGAATCAAGAATTTATAGTCAGTTGGCTAAACAACTAACTGACAGTATGTTTGGAGAAGGTGCTACTTGTACTACAGCGGGTGTAGTATGCGGTAATATTCCAAACTTAGGCGGAAATAGTATTCAATGGAGTTTGGGTGCAGGTAATGATAATGGGTTAATTATCATCACTATACAGGACCTAGCTAACGTTAATAATATTACAACAATGAAAGTGCCTGCAGGCTCATTTTATTTTTAAGGAATATACATGAATAAAACACTTATATCCTTATTAATAACCGCACTGTTAACAGGATGTGCAACAAGTAGTGCTATCCGTGAACAAATAACAAGTGAGCAATTTGATAAACCTGAGATAGTACGTGAAACATACTTTACTAAACCAGAGAATAAGGTATTACCTCCGAGCGGCGGCCCCGTTCCGGTAGCAGTATATAGTTTCTTAGATAAAACCGGACAGCGTAAAAATGTACCCAACGTGGCTAGTTTTAGTACAGCAGTATCGCAAGGTGCAGAAGCATACCTAATTGGCGCCCTACAAGATGTAGGCGACCAACGTTGGTTTACTGTGTTAGAACGTGTAGGGTTAGACAATTTGATTAAAGAACGTCAGATGATTCGTCAGATGCGTGAACAATATCAAGGTCGTGAAGCTAAGGCATTACCACCAATGATGTTTGCTGGTGTTATTGTTGAAGGAAGTATAACAGGCTACGATAGTAACCTGCTTACGGGTGGTAGTGGTGTTCGTATACTAGGTATTGGCGCACAAACGCAATACCAAAGTGATACAGTAACGGTTACATTAAGAACAGTAAGTGTTAATACAGGTGAAGTATTAACAACTGTAACAGTTACTAAAACAGTATTAAGCTACATGGACAAACTTGGTGTATTAAAGTTTGTTGAAGAAGGCACAAAAGCCGTCGAAGCTGAAACTGGTATGAGTATCAATGAAAGTATCAATAAAGCAACAAGCCTAGCAGTAAAAGCGGCCGTGATTGCTACTATTCGAGAAGGGGTTCGTAAAGGGCATTGGTCTTACAAAGAAGAACCTAAGCCTGTAGTACAAACAGATGGTATAACATACCCGCTGTTAGAAACAATAAAATAATAATAGGATTTTAAAAATCCAAGGAGCACGACGATGAAATATAATTTAAAAGCAACAGTAAGTATGATGTTTTTAGCGTTATCAACATCATTGATGGCCGCAGGTCCAACAGGACCTAACCGTGTTTACATTGAACAATTAGGTAGCACCAATATTGTTACAATTGAACAAGTCGGCGGCACAAACGATGTTGGTGGTATTGCTGGTAGTGTAGCAGTTGACGCAACAGGTCTAAGTACATTAACAGTAACAGCACCTAGTACAAGTAATTATGCTACAATTAACGGTAGCAATAACGGTGTTACTATTACACAAACCGGCGATGATAACCAATCACAGTACAACATCAAAGGTGGAAATAATAGCTTTACAAGTACTCTAACTGGTGACGGTAATCAAAGCAAACTTACAATCGGTGATACTAACACTAATGGTATGCGTAATACTGTTACTGAAACTGTTACTGGTAGTACTAATATGTTGATTACTAATATTGTTGGTAGTGATAATGCATTATCAACTACTATTAACGGTGGTAGTAACCAATTGACCACTACTGTAACTACTAGCAACGCTGATATTACCAACACTATTAGTGGTAGTAACAACATATTCAATATACAACAAATTGATGCTGCAGGTAGTGCTGGTCATAGTTTAGTTACCTCAACTACAGGTGATTTTAACAGTATTACTACACAGCAACAAGGTACAAATGATACTACATTTAATATCAGCACAACCGGTAATAATAATACAATTACTGTTCGTTCGAGTAGCGGCGCTATAGTAAGTCCAGTATCAGCAATAGTGAGATAGTCAATGAAACTATTGCTTGCAATAGCATGCTTAGTAGCAGTTACTAACGCATGGGCGGGCATTGGGACAGTAAGCGATACTAAAGGTACCGCTTGCTCAATAGAGCGTGCTAAACAGACCCTGCCTGGTAATAAAGGTGCCGCCATAGAAAGTATGGATACCTATGTTACAGGCGGCTGTGTTAGCAACATTACATTTAAAGATGACACCAAAGTAAAAATAACAGAAAACAGTCGACTAATGATAGACGACTTTGTTTTTGATCCTAAAAAATCCGATGCAGGCAAGCTAGCTCTTAAAGTAGGTATGGGCACAGTACGTTATGCCAGTGGACAAATTGCTAAAAATAATCCACAACGAGTAGACATTAAAACCCCCACAGCATCAATTGCTGTTCGAGGTACAGACTTTAACATGACTGTAGACGAAGCAGGGCAGAGTCTAGTAATTCTTGTACCTAGCTGTAAAGAAGGCGAAAAGATCAAAGAATACGAGCTAGAAGAAAACTTATGTAAAGTAGGCAAGATTGAAGTCAGTACACTTGCTGGCATAGTTACCCTAGACAAAGCATTTGAAGGTACCTATGTAACCAGTGCTAACATGATGCCTAGTCCTCCGGTTATTATTAATACAGTTGAAGGTAAGATTGGCAACAGTCTTATTATTGCTCGCCCGCCAGAAATTATTCGAGCTAGTAAAGACGCGGCAAAAAGTAAACGCGAACTAGAACAAGAAGAATTGGAAGCTATACAGGTCAGTCAAATGTCACAGCGTATGGACAACGAACCCGACGCTAAGGCTGTGGTACTACCTTACAGTTTCGATAGCGGCAAAACCGGTTGTAATCCAACAACTAATATCTGTGTGAGATGGGAACGACCCGACGGTGATACTATTCAAGCACGTGGTCGAGGCGTTGCGTTCCGCCAAAGCGAAGATCACTATGCTGAAGTTAAAACACAGGGCTACGAAAGTAATACTTCGATTGAAATTACACATGATGACAACATAGCTTCGGCTATAATTGGTTCGGGTGATCCGGGTGGTAATGTAGTGCGTATTAAACAGAATTCTGGAGTGTTACGCAGATGAGATTAATTGCACTTGTTATGTTATTCATATGTAATAATGCTCTGGCCCAGTTGGGGTTTGAGTCTGGCAATTTAACTGGCTGGACCGCAAGCGGCGGTGATGTTACAGTATTGGGCACTACCAGTGTCAGTCCCGGTGGCGGAAAGAATTGGACAGTGAATCCTTATGGTACAAAGATGGGTCGTCTTCAACCCACAGGCAGTGTGCAGTTCAATACGGCCACTACTCAGTTAGGATTAACTTCAGTAGAAAATACAGCCATAAGAAACTACTTAACATTTCAAAGTCAAAATGGAGGTGGTGGTAATGCTACTCCTACTAATGCTTCTTGGATCAAACGAGAAATATCTCTACAAGCAGGAACCACATATACATTTGGTTGGAATTATTTAAGTACGGACTATACACCCTTTAATGACGGCAGTATGATGACTCTGACACATGCTACCAATGGTGGTATTACTCCTAACTTAAACAACAGTCAACAACGCTATGCTCTACTGGGATTTACTAATCCTGGTACAGGTAACTATGCTACAGGTTCTTATGGTTCAACTGGGTGGCAACAGGCTCGCTTTACAGTGCCAGAAACTGGTACGTACATATTAGGATTTGCCTCATTTAATCTTGGTGATACAGCACTAAGCCCGATGTTGTTTATAGATGAAATTCAGGGCACTACTGCATTGAATGGGCAGACATTTGGTGCTGTGGCTCCTAATGCCGGGTCTACTGCTCCACCTGCAGAACCAGTTGCTCCTAGTTTATGTTGTGGCGGTAGTTCAGCCGCCTTTTCTATAGACGTTGAAAAATCAGCTTCTATGCAGGCCTTTATCAATAGGACAACACAGGACAGTCAGGTGTACATTGAACAGATAGGCAACAACAATACCATTGTGGTAAATCAAACCGGCACAAGAAATAACTATGTTGACTACTACGGAAATGGTAGTTCAAATACAGTTGATATAACCCAATCTGGTACAGCGTCAACTGTTGCAAACTATACCGATTTAAATATTCTCGGTAACAATAATAACGTTGATGTTATCCAGCAGAGTACAGGCGGCGCCAAGGGTGTATACGCGACAGTTAACAATAATGCTAATACAGTCTCGGTCTTGCAGAAAGACGCAGGCAATCACCACTTAGATTTGACAGTAAGTGGCGGTAATAAGACAGTAGACATAACTCAACAGGGCAGTGCTGCACACATGGCTGACATTACTCTAAGTGGAGCAGGTGCTAGAAGTTTAAACTTAAATCAGCAAGGTACAGTGCAACAGTTTTACAGTATTAATAGTAGTTGCGCTAGTGCCTGTCAGGCAATAACTGTAATACAAGGGCAATAACAGCAGAATCGATACTGTAACGGTATTAATAACTGTTGTATTTTTACAACAATGTTATCAAAAAACAACAAAAGGTTGACACATCATTATAAATACTATACACTGATAGTATAACATATTAGTGTTATCCAATAAAAGGAGAAGTATCGTAATGAAGAAATTATTATTAGCAACATTATTAGCAAGTATGTATTCAACTGCTCACGCTGGCATTCAAATTCCAGCTGGTGATTGGACACTAGACATCGGTGGCGTTGTAAACGCTTACTACACAAACACACGCGGCACAGGCAGTGCAGTAGTTGGTGGTCTAGGTGGACCTAATGCTACAGGTCAACGTAACGAATCAAATATCACAACTGGTTTATTACCAAACGTATTATCAGTTTCTGGTAAGTCACGTCAAAATGATCTAGACATCGGTTTTACAATTGCTATCAATCCGGGTGCTTCTACAACACAAGCCGGTATTCAAACAGCTAACCAAGAAAATCGTCAAGCATTCTTAACCATCGGTGATAAATCATGGGGTAGTGTAAAACTAGGTAAAGATTTAGGTATCTACGCTTCTGATGCAATCCTTAACGACATGACATTGCTGGGTGTTGGTGCAGGCGCTGGTGCACTAGCTGGTAACACAACAACGTTAGGTCGTATTGGGACTGGTTATATGTACGCTGACTGGAAATCACAAGTTGCCTACACATCACCAAACTTCGACGGCTTCCAATTCACTGCTGGTGTAACACAAGCATGGAATGCTCAAACAGCTGACTTAAATGCAGTAACAGCAGGTGTACAAGCTGCTTCAGCTACTTCAACAGGACGTGGCGGCGCTCAACCAGCATTCGAAGGTAAAGTATCTTACTCACTAGCAGGCCCTATTGCTGCTAAAGTTTGGTCAAGTGCTATTTCACAAAAAGTTGAAGGCCTATCTGGTGCTAACGCCGACAGCCGTGCTTATGCATGGGACGTTGGTACAAACTTGTCTGCTGGTCCATACGGGTTAACTGCTTACTACTTTGATGGTAAAGGTATTGGCCGTTCACTACAATTACTAGACGGCTTTGATGCTACAGGTAAACGTCGTGATTCAAATGGCGGCTACGTGCAAGGTACATACACATTGCCTACTGCTACCAAACTTGGTCTAAGTTATGGTCAAAGTAAATTAGATCGTAACAGTGGCGAAACAGCTACAGCTTTAGTTTCGAAAAACGAAATGTGGACTGTTGGTGCTTATCACCCACTCACAAAACACGTGAACTTAGTTGCTGAATACTCAGACGTTAAATCAGAAGCACAAAACGGTGCAGAAGGTAAATCACGTTCAGTATCAGCAGGTGCTATCTTATTCTTCTAAGATTTACTTCTTAGTCTAATAATTAAAAAGCCCCTTAACTGGGGCTTTTTTAATCTATATGTAATCTAAATTGTAATCTTTTATTTTAACAATTAGTGTAAATAGTACACAAGGAGGACATCATGATGAAACAGAGTAAATTACTCACTAAGTTATATCGTGCTTGTCTCGACCATGATACAGAAACCATTGTTAAACTTAAGAAAAAAGAGTTTACGAAGATACTGAAACACAAGGCCGAAGGTAAGCCGTTCAATGGTAAGTGGTCAGTGGTTAGGATCTAACTACTTCAAAACAATAAACCCGCTGAGGCGGGTTTTATTTTGGCTATGTGTATTAAAAATTTAATCTATTTGTAACATTACTGTAATCTTTGTGTGTTTAAATAATATATATAAGGGGAATATTAATGACCATACAACAAGTTAAATCAATAATGTATTATGTAGTAATAGCATTTGCACTATCAATGGCAGGATTAAAACAAGCTCACGCAGACAGTACCACAGACATTGTTAATGCACTGGTTATGAAAGGTGTACTTACAGAAGAAGAAGGCGCACTGCTAAACAAAGGCCATACTGGTGAAATAGGCGCAGTTAAAAAAGAAAAAGATACCACTGTACATGCGGCTAGTAAAATGAACATTCGTGGCTATTTACAAGTGCGCAATACTACTATGCTTAGTGGTGACGAAGGAGTCAACCTTTGGTCAGATCGATCTGTAGGTAATAAAAACTCTCTTGCTGATCAAGACAAAAACTTTCTTATCCGTCGAGCACGTGTGATCATTTCTGGTTCAGCTGGTGAGCGTTTGGATTATTATATTCAACCTGACTTTGCTAGTACAGCAGGTACCACAGGTAACGTAGCGCAACTGCGTGATGCTTATGGTGATGTTAACTTGACCAAAGACAAAGTACACCGCGTTCGTGTTGGACAAAGTAAAGTACCATATGGCTTTGAAAACTTACAATCTTCACAAAATCGTCTAGCACTTGATCGCGCTGACGCATTTAATAGTGCAGTACGTGACGAGCGTGATTTGGGTGCGTTTTATTACTACACACCGGACAACGTTCAAAAGCTCTTTAAAGAAATTCAAGACGGCGGTTTAAAACATTCGGGTAACTACGGTATGGTTGCCTTGGGTGTTTATAATGGTCAAGGTGCTAACCAACAAGATCGTAATGACAACTACCACGTTGTGGCACGTGCTACTTACCCATGGAAAACCGAAAGCGGTCAAATCTACGAAGCTGGTGTACAAGGTTACTCGGGCAAGTATGTAAGAACAGGTAGTGCATATAGAAAAAATATGGGCAACAATGTTTACGCAACTAAAACACCAACATTAGAAGCAGGCAACACAACTGGTTTTAAAGATCAACGTGTGGGTGTAAGTTTTATGATGTACCCACAGCCATTAGGTCTACAAGGTGAGTGGAACTGGGGTAAAACTCCTGGCTTAGATACTACTGCTAGCACTGATGGTATTATCAAAGAAACTAACTTAAACGGTGGCTACATTCAAACTATGTATAAGATTGACAACTTCAAAGTGTTAGATACTAATGGTACTTTAATTCCATTTGTTAGATGGCAATACTTTGATGGTGCGTCAAAAGCAGAAACTAACTCACCGATGAACAAGGTTAACGATTGGGAGATAGGAGCTGAATGGCAAATTGCTCCAGAAGTTGAACTTGTGGCTTACTATCATATGATGAACCGTAGCAATTTAGTAACAGGAGCAACTGCTACTACAATAGCAAAACAAGACTATGCTAACTTTAAAGCAGATGCCCTACGTGTGCAATTGCAGTACAACTTCTAATAGGAAAAACTATGTTTGAGATTTTTATAGAAGCTGTAAAAGAAATTAGTGGTATATTAGCGATCATGGCGGCCATTGGCATATGGTCACTGTTCCCTTAATTAGATACAAAACAATTTGTATATCTGACTTTCACCTTGGCACTAAAGATGCTAAAGCTGAATTGCTGAATAACTTTCTCAAACATCACACCTGTGATAATCTATTCCTAATAGGTGACATCATTGATGGGTGGAAGATACAACAGAACAAGTGGGCATGGAAACAATCGCACACTAATGTTATTCGACGAATACTAGGCTACAGTAAACGAGGATGTAATGTAACCTATGTGACCGGTAACCATGACGAATTCCTCCGTCCTCTGGTACAACATCATTTTAGTCTAGGCCGTATACGTATTGTTAATCAAGCAGAGTATCGCAGTGTAGATGGAGAATTGTTTCTAATTACACACGGCGATATGTTTGATGGTATTACTAGGTTAGCACCATGGATTGGATTTTTAGGTGATAAGGCCTACGATGTAGCTTTATGGTTTAACAACTATTTTAACTACTGCAGAAGTAAGTTGGGATTTGGCTATTGGAGTCTTAGTAAGTATCTCAAACATAAAGTTAAGAAAGCAATAGACTTTGTATTTAAATTTGAAACTAATCTAACTGACTATGCGGCCAAACGTGGATACGATGGTGTAATCTGCGGACATATACATACTCCGGAAATCAAACACATGCCCAACGGTATGATCTATATGAACGATGGTGACTGGGTAGAAAGTTGTAGTGCGCTTGTTGAACACGACGATGGGCGTTGGGCTATAGTCTACTGGAATCACATAATCCAATGAGTTGGATACTATTGATACTAGTGGTAAACATAACTGACCCAAAAGATATACCGGGCAAGGTTACACTTGAATTTGCCAATGAAACGCAATGTGAAGATGCTAAACAATCATTGACCTATTGGTTAAAATTTGATACATTTAAAGTACACGCACAGTGTTTGAAAAAATAACAGATATAGCAATCTAAACTAATCGCAAGAAAATTATCGGTCTTTAATGATTTTACGTATGTTATTTAGGCCATATTGGTGTTATTATATGTATAAGTACTAGTAACAACACAACGTTGTTTTAGACTTTTATCTAGGAGAATTATTATGTGGACTACACCAGCAGCAACAGAAATGCGTTTCGGTTTTGAAGTGACTCTTTATGTAATGAATCGTTAAGATTTAACACATGATAATAAAAGCTCTTTTATAGAGCTTTTTTATTGGCTCTAGTTTCTGCTAATGTCTTTCTTATTTTTTCTCGTGTTTCTTCAGATACCGCATGCCCTTTTCGACTAGCCGCCCAATTAGCTATATGTTCTTCAGATTTTACTTTTCCCTTCATTGATGCACTTTGCTTAATAGCTGCACGTTCTAATGTACCATCAGCGCGATGTCTTTCGACTCGTTTCCTTGCGGCTGCTTTAATATTTTCAATCTGTTCTGGTGTACGCTTTCTACCTTTATTAGCCATACCTTGTTTCATCCTTAATATTTCTTCTTGCCCAATACGTCCGGACAATGCTTGCCACGCACAATAGTCTTGCCAATTGCCGTGTTGCTCGTATAATAAGCGATGCGCTTCTGCGTGAGCTTCTACAGTAAGTTCTATTAGGTTACTAGGATCGTCAGTGCCGCCTAGGTATTGAGGTAAGATGTGATGTATATGTTTCATACAGTTATTTATCATTGTTACTTCATAACCTATAAACAAAACTTATTGCGGTCATTAAAAAATACAATTAAAAAAACCTATTAATCGGGCTTTTTTTATTAAAAATTTTAATATATAATATATGTACATTAACAATTTAATAAGGAGAAGTAAATGAGTTTAATCGGTAAAGAAGTACAAGCGTTCAAAGCACAAGCATATCGTCAAGGTCAGTTTGTAGAAGTAACAGAGCAAGATTTAAAAGGCCATTGGTCAGTGGTGTTTTTCTATCCAGCAGACTTTACATTTGTCTGCCCAACAGAGCTAGCAGACTTGCAAGACGTATACGCTAGTGACTTTAAAGCATTAGGTGTAGAAGTATACAGCGTAAGCACAGACACACACTTTGTACACAAAGCATGGGCAGATGCTACAGACACAATCCGTAACATCACATATACAATGATTGGTGATCCTAATCATCAGCTAAGTGAACAGTTTGGTGTGCTTATTCCTTTAGAAGGCCTGGCTGACCGTGGTACATTTGTTATTGACCCAGATGGCGTAGTACAGATTATTGAGATTAATCCAGGTGGTGTTGGTCGTGATGCAAAAGAACTATTACGTAAAGTTAAAGCGGCAAAATACACACGTGAACATCCGGGTGAAGTATGCCCGGCTAAATGGCAAGAAGGTAGTGCTACACTAGCACCAAGTTTGGACCTAGTTGGTAAACTATAAAAACAAAAAGCCCCAATTAAGGGGCTTTTTATTACTGCGCTAACACCCATTTAACAAGTGTTTTAATATCTTCGTCTTTAACCTGTGGACTGTGTGCTGGCATAGGCATGGGACCCCATACTCCGCTACCACCCTTCTTAACCTTGTCTACTAATTTTGCTTCGACGTCTTGACCTTTGTATTTCTTAGCAACATCTTGATATGATGGTCCTATGATTTTACGATCAACTGCGTGACATGCCAGACAACCACTTTTTTGTGCTAGTGCTTGATTAGCATTTGCTGTAATACAACTACCTAATAATAATACTGTTAAGATTAATTTCATATAAACCTTTCATAAAAGTTGGACTTGCATAGTATTTAACACTTAAAATATATTTGATTAAATTTCTCTTGACTTCATGAAACAGTCATGCCTACTGCTTATAAATTTTTCTTATTGTCGCCATTTAAAAATACAATTAAAAAGCCAACTAAGTGGGCTTTCTCTTGACTTTTATTTCTAACGACTGTATAATAGTTGTACTATTAAACAATATAAGGAACAGCAATGAGTTACATCGATAAATTAGGCACAGAAATTGACGTAGATCGGGCATTGGTTAATGTAGGGGGTAATAGATTTGAAATGATTTTAATTGCCGCTACACGAGCACGTGAGATTGAGTCTACTAGACGTATTGCACAGAATGCTGATTCAAACCTAAAATACCGTAATCGTACTGTTAGTGCTGCACTGCAAGAACTTGAAGAGGGTAAGATTGGCCGAGAATATTTAGATCGATTACGTCAAAGCAGATAATAAATAATCTTATGCTTAAAAAAATCTTACTCTCACCTTGGACTGCGGTCCTAACCCTAGCACTGATTGTCGGTATTACTATTACTGGTCCTACGTTTGTAGAAAGCGTTAAATTACGATATTTTGATCAGCTTATTACCAGTCAACCCCCGGTAGAAAATAATATCTACACTGTAAACATAGATGAAGCCACTCTAGACAAGTTTGGACAGTGGCCATTCAAACGTGATGTTTACGCAGACCTGATCAGCGACCTGTATAGTCATAATGCTGGTCTGGTTGTTTGGACTGTTATGATGCCAGAGACTGATCGACAAGGTGGTGATGCTTACCTTGCTGAAGCATTAACAGACTTTCCTGTTATCTTAACCAACATGCCCGGCCAAGCAACTAAGAATATTCCACGTAAGCCAGGTAGTGCTGTTATTGGCTCAGAGTACATTGACACTATTGTACAATATCCAGGCATCATTGCTAACATTCCTAGTTTAGAGCAGAATGCTGTTGGTGTTGGTATTGCTAACACATTTCCAGAAATAGACGGGGTTAACCGTAGACTGCCATTGTTTGTGGGCTACGACAATAATGTATATCCTAGTATACCATTAGAAGTTCTGCGAGTCTTAGTCAACACTAATACTTTCCAAGTTAAGTTAAATGCGCAAGGTGTAGAGAAGATGCGTATTCCTGGCTTTAATCCTATCAGTACAGACAGTCAAGGACGTATCTGGGTAGACTGGAGTCAGACTAATCGTCAAGTATCGGCAGTTGATTTGCCCGACGATTTTGGTGGCAATATTGTTATTGTGGGCACTACAGCCGCAGGTACTAATAATCCTGTAGCAACAAGTAAAGGTAACGTGTGGCCTCAAGATATGCAGGCCGCTGTAATTGGCACATTAGCCAACAATGTAAACATTGAACGTCCCGATTGGGCACCTGGTGCTGAACTGTTGGCACTTATCGCTATCAGTTTGATCATCTTGTTCTTAAGCCGTTGGGTCTATGTAGGACTTGGTGTAGGTATTGTATTAACTGCTAGTTTAATTCCTGCTAGTATGTACCTGTTCTCGCACTACAAATTTTTAATTGATGCTATTGTACCAACGGCAGGCATAGTTCTAGTTATGCTACATGCTTACGGCGTTAAGTTTGTATCAGAGTTCCTACAGAAACAACAGATCAAGAAACAATTTGGTAGTTATGTTAACCCTACTATTGTTGAACGCTTGCAAAAGAATCCAGACTTAATTAAGTTAGGTGGTGAACGTCGAGAGTTATCAATTGTTATGACTGACCTACGTGGCTTTACTACACTCGGTGAAAGTTTTGGAGATGATGTAGAAGGTCTCACACAGATCATGAACGACTACATGACAGCACTGAGTATTCCTGTACTTAAGAACGACGGTACTCTGATTAAGTTCATTGGTGATGCGTCACTACACGTACACGGTGCTCCATTAGATGATGCTAATCACGCCAAGACTGCTGTACAGACAGCACTTGAAATGATCAAAGCCATTGAGGACTTTAACGTAGAACTTGTAGCCAGTGGTCGTCCGCCAGTTGGTATGGGTGCGGGTGTCAACACTGGTGAAACCTTAATTGGTAACATTGGTGCTAAGAGCAAGTTTGGCTATGACGTATTAGGTGACAGTGTAAGTACAGCGGCTCGACTAGAAGGACAGACTAAATCATATGGTGTCCTACTAATCATTGGTCCTAAAACTGCTGAGTATTGTAAAGATGCATTTCCTGTAGTATGGCTAGATAACATTGCTGTTAAAGGTAAAACAATTGGTCTTGACATTTATACAGTTGGTCGTACTAATCTGTATATGCACGAAGAGTATCGCAAAGAATATACTCGAGGTTCGTGGGGCAAGGCTATTGTATGGGCTAAAAAATTAGTCAACAACGATGATGTTGATATTAAACATTATTATGAACTAATGATTGAGCGTATGGAACAGGGTGTTCCTGCAAATTTTGATGGAACATATCATGCTACGAGCAAGTAGTTTCATCATACTGCTACTATTCTGCACCGCAGTAGTAGCAAAGCCTATTACTGCTAAAAGTTTTTTAGTAGCAGATAACACAGGCGAAGTTATACTAGAAAAGAATGCTGATCGTGTACAGCCTATTGCCAGCATTACTAAACTAATGACAGTGATGGTGGTGTTAGATGCCAACCAAAACTTAGATGAAATGATCACACTTGATCGTAGAATGGTTAATAAGTATCACACTCGGTTACCGCGCAGCGTTAAACAGCTGACTCGTGGTGAATTAATTGATCTTGCTATTGTCAAGAGTGATAACTTTGCCGCATATACATTAGGCGCAAATTATCCGGGTGGTCTAGCTCGTTGTATAGCTGAAATGAATCATATTGCGTTTGTATTAGGCATGACAAGTACCACATTTGCCGACCCTACAGGATTAGACGCAGGCAATGTGAGTAATGCCCGTGATTTAGGTAAATTAGTCCTAGCCGCAAACGAATATACAGAGATTACCGAAGCTAGTGGTAAACCTAATGTAAGTATCAAAGTTAAACGTCGTTGGTGGCAATTTGGCAACACCAATCCAATGGTTAGAAATAGTAATGATGTAAGAGTAAGTAAAACAGGTTATATAAATGAAAGTGGCGGTTGTGTGGTTATGCTACTTGATACTGAGTTAGGACAACGTGTGATTGTGTTGCTTGGTAGTAAAAATACTCGTACACGTTTTCCAGAAGCACAAAAAATCGCTGTAACAGTTAGCAACAGCGATATTAATGTTGATTAGTCACTGCCACCACTTGCAGTTTTATCGTCTTCATTCTTTAAATGTGCTTTATTAATTTCTTTCTCGGCTTCTACACGTTCAAATTCAATTGTCTTACCACGTAGATGTAACACAGTGTTTACTTTTTGATTCAAACGTATTAAATCGTTGTCTAACATACGTATGCGATCAATCAAGGCAATAAGCACAGTATTTGCGTCTGAAATGACTGGTTTTACCTCTTTTGTGGCCCATTCGAATACGAATTTGATGATGAATCCCATGCCCACTGCCATAACAATGGGAAAGCCATATTTGTTTACTAAATCTACTACATCCATAATAAAATCCCTTGTAACATTAAGAATATGCCTGCACCTGCCATAAAAAAGCTACCCCAGAACAAAGCCATACTAACACTTAAGATACTTGCTGACAATAATACAATGCTTAGTTGATATGCTGTTGAAGCATAACCTACCCAAGGTAATTGTTGTTTATAATGATCACGATCTGCTTCTAATGCCTTGGCCTGTTTGAATAGTGCTGGTTTGCCTTCTTCACCTAGTTCATAACTTGCAGCTTTATCAGTAAACTTTTTAGCTTTAGCAGGATCTGTAATTTGTTGTGCGGCTAGCTCATACTGTGTTTGCTTAATACTTTTAGCTTGATAAAAAGCCCAGATGTCGTTGGCCTGTATAGTGTTGTTCATTACCTTGCTATTAAGACTGCCTTGTAGCCACATGTTGAATGCTAACAATGCCGCAAAGATATTAATTACTAGACCAGCTTTACTTTTAATAAGTTTTTCTGTAGCTGAAACGTCCTCTTCAACTACGTCTTTCTTCTGACGTGTTACCATTTTAATTACTGTATCATGTAAAGCCATTATCCATTGTCCCCATTTTTCCAACGCTCTAAGATTTCGGCATAGCGTGTAATGCTGTGATTGGTAAAGAAGTTGATTTCTCGACGTTTAAGTCCTACTAAGAATCCACGCCACACGTCTTTAGTTACCTGCCACGCTGTTGGAGCACGTAAGTGACCATAGTGATTCATATAATACATACCACCAAAGTGTTTGTATGGCCAAGGTGGAACACGTGCTACGATATCGGCATTGTTAACAAAGCGGAAATGTAGTACACCTGTTGCTTCAATTTTGTTAATATAATTTTTAGTGCCAACTTTTGGACTACCAAAGGTAAACAAAGCCTGTGGACTAGGGCAATCTTCTGAATACTGTAGACGATAAGCAACTAATGTGGCCATTGCGGCTCCTAGACTGTGCCCTGTACACCATACTGTACGTGTCTTACCGTGATCATCGGCAAGATCTTTTAGTTCGGGCCAAATGTTATCTACACTTTCTTTAAATCCACGATGGATCCATTTTACACCTGAGTTGCTTTTTACTGGACGGGCTTTTAAGTCACTGGCAATATCAGCAAACTCTGTAGGCTGTGTGCCACGGCAGGCAATAACTAAGTCAGTTTTGTTTTCTAACCAATATGCTTGACTACCTTTAACATCTATTAGGGTTGATTTAAACCCAAGTTCTTTAAATGCCGCTCGACCTTCCTTTTCATCTAAGTAAGCAAGTTCACTAATCTTAGCAAACAACCAAGCCTGCTCAGTAAACGGGCGCATGTTTATTGCAGACATAATACTACTCCTATTATTAATCCAACAAATACTCCAAAAGCAAATGCTTTAATTATATCAGTGTCATTCCAGATAGATTGTTTCTTAAGCCATTCTTGTGTGTGCTTTGGTTGTTGCTCCAACCATTCCTGATGAGGTAGTTTAAACATTAATCTCTCCGAGCATCTGTTTTTCCGTCGGCTCTGGCTATTCTTTCAAGGTCGGGGCGTAGTCCTAGTGCTGAACTAACTTGTGTGTCTATTCTGATAATTTCATGATTCATTGTTTTAACGCGATTGTCTAATGCTGTGATGATACCGGCCATGCCTTTGATACTACCTAGTACACCTTGTAGTAGTAATTTGATTGTTAGGTAAACAAAATAGCCGCCTGCTAATGCTACTGCGATAGGAAACCCTAGGTCTCCGATGATTTTGAATATGTCGCCCACAGTCTACTCCTTGAATTATTATACAAGTATTTATAGGAGTTTAAATAAATTAGTTAGTCAACACGTGATGAATATCTTCGTAGGCTACAGTGCTGTCATCGTAGTCTATTTCTTTGAACAAAGCCTTACAATTATCTAACAATTCTCTAGTTATAATATGCTTAAATTCACCGTAGAAATGATGAAAATTGTACTCTACGATTGGCGCTATAGCCTCTATAACCTGTTGTTTTTCTTCTGCTGTTAATGCACAATACCAGGCTAACTGTTTGACTACTGCTTCTGTACGTTGGTCTGGATCTTGTATAAGATCATAACTTTCGTCAATGATACTGTCAAAGGTCTTGAATCCGTAGCTTTTCAAGTAGGCTAAATTGCCCGGTGCGGCCAGTAACATGAACGGCTGTTTCATTGCAATAGGTTTGAATATCTTTTCTGTTAGGTGTAGTTTGTCATAGTAAAACACAGTTTCTGTAACTATATGCCAAAAACTGTTGTCAGCACAGCGAGGAATATCTGCACTGGCTCCCCCTAATACATTTTCTTTATCAATGATAAAAGGTGTGCTAGGCAGGTGTAGTTTAATGTGTTCGACAGCCTTAGCTGATAGTTTAGTGTAAGGATTAGTAATTTCTTCTTGCCAACTGGCCTGTTCTGTAGTTAGGCCAAAGCTGACTTGGCCGTGTTCTAATAGCATTTCTGCGGCTAATTGGCTAACAAAGTAGCAACGATAGCTACGATCATTTGATACCAATCGATTAAATGTTATATAATCATATGTATATTTTTTAACGATCTGCTTGTTATAGTTTAGAGCATAGAACCCACGATACCAATCTAATGCTGCGAAACCGTGCCAAAAGTAATACAATTTTGGTAACGAACGGCTAATACATAAGTTATCAACTAACGAGGATTTTTCACTTGTTGCTAGAATATCCAGTCCCCTGGGGTTTGCAATGTTAAGCAAGGCAGTCGCAAACGGTTCTATCACAGGTTCTTGATCATACAAAAATATTTTTTTGAAGTCAACAGAGTAGTTAAATACATGTATATCAAATTCATTGTAATCCTTTACATCACCGGATGGATACACACCGTTTGGTAAGGTATAAAGAGCTAATTTTTTAAAAATAGTTCTATTTAAAAATTCGTAAGCATGATTAATTTGGAGCATTAATGTCGTCTCAATTAAAAAAAGTAGGATTCATCGGAATCGGTAAACTCGGGCTAGCCTGCGCAGAAGTAATGTCTACTCACTATGACGTTACTGGCTATGATATTTACCCACGAGTCAGTGATAAGATCACAATATCTGATACGCTAGAATCAGCAGTTCGAAACAAAGATATTGTGTTTGTAGCAGTACAAACACCGCACGACCCAATTTATGATGGGTCACAACCAATTACACATTTGCCTAATAAAGATTTCGATTACACTATCGTACGTCAAGTGCTGGCAGATATCAACCAATATGCTACACCGGATCAGCTTGTGGTGTTAATTAGTACAGTGCTTCCTGGCACAACACGTCGTGACCTACGCCAACATATTACCAATGCACGTTTTATCTACAATCCATATCTTATCGCCATGGGCAGTGTTGAATGGGATATGGTCAACCCAGAAATGATTATTGTCGGCACTGAAGATGGTAGTCTAACTGGTGATGCACAGTTATTGCGTGACTTCTACGCACCCCTTATGGAAAACGATCCGCGCTACGCTATTGGCACTTGGGACGAAGCAGAAGCTATCAAAATTTTCTACAATACATTTATCAGTACCAAAGTCGGACTGGTAAACATGATACAAGATGTTGCAGTAAAAAGTGGTAACATTAATGTTGATGTTGTTACAGATGCACTATCAAATGCAACTATGCGTATTGTCAGTAAAAAGTACCTAACAGCAGGCATGGGTGATGCAGGACCTTGCCATCCACGTGACAACATTGCCCTGCGTTGGCTAGCTGAGAATTTAGATTTGGGCTACGACATATTTGACACAGTCATGCACGCTCGTGAAAAGCAAGCAGAGAATCTTGCTGTGTACCTTAAAAATCTGAGTAATGAACATAGTCTGCCGATTGTTATACACGGAAAAGCCTACAAGCCCGACGTGGATTATCTAGATGGTAGTTACAGTTTGCTAATCGGACATTACCTTAAAGAATTAGGTGCAGAGTTCAGCTACAGCGATCCGTTAACAGGAGATTTAATTTATGATGGTACTGATGCAGTAGTATTGCTAGCACATAACAGACAAATTACTTATGGATACACAGGTGAGCAGACAGTGCAACAATTATATTTTGTGCCGGGCCCGCAGAGTGTGATCTTAGATCCTTGGCGTAAATTTGAAAACTCTAACTATAAAGTTATACATTACGGAAACACCCGATTACATGATAATTAATCCGTTTTGGGACGATGAATATAAACAGCTAGACTACGTTCAAGAACCATTTAACAATACTGACGATACTCGACAGTGGCTAGCCCAGGGATACAGTCCTAAGTTTACTGGTGCTATGTGCGATATGCGTAAACAGCAACCCAGTTGGAATCACAAGTTTGTAGAACATTTTATCACGTTAGGATGGAAAGACATCGGCACCAGCTACTATCGTATGGACACTGGCACTGTATTGCCCACTCATCAAGACACCTACAAAAGATATGTTGAAGTATACAATCTGCAGGAGCAAGAGCATGCAATTCGTAGAGCCGTTGTATTTTTAGAACCCTGGGCTAGTGGACACTACTTAGAATTAGATGGTAACCCTGTAGTAGAGTGGCCTCGAGGATTTTGTGTTATCTGGCCTTATGATACACCACACATGGCAGCCAATTTAGGATTAACGCCAAGATATACACTACAAGTTACAGGACACGTATGAAAATAAACAGTAATAACGAATGGGGCAAATTAAAAAGCGTAGTAGTTGGTTCAGCTACTAATGCTAACTGGCCCTCAAATGATCCAGTGTTTGCCAAAGAGGGAGAAAAAACTCTATGGAAGGAAACTCCTGTACCTAGTGGTGCAGTCCCCCAACATATCATAGATGAAGCCAACGAGGATCTACAGGATCTAGCTGATGTATTAACTAAACTAGGTATAACTGTATATCGCCCGCATGACTTAGATTTTGTAGCTCGCAAAGGTATGTATAACTATTGCCCTCGTGATAGATTACTAATAGCAGGTGACCGTGTCATTGATCCTGCAATGATGTATCCTTGTAGAGATCAAGAAATTGAAGCATTAGATTTTGTCTTAGACTATGCTGGCAGTGTACATCATATGCCACGCGGGCAGGGCATGGTTATGGATGCGGCTAATGTGTCACGATTAGGCCGCACTTGGCTGTACTTGTTAAGCGACAGTGGTAATCAACCAGCGGCCGATTGGCTACAACAGCAACTACCAGACATTACTATTGAGACCTGCAATTTCTACAGCGGAGTACACATTGACAGCACTATTACTCCTTTACGAGAAGGCTTTGTGGCATTAAATGCCAGCAGAGTAACACCTCAAAATTGCCCACGTGCATTTGATGGTTGGACTAAGCTATGGGTTGCTGATGTAGAAGCTCAAGACTTTTATCAATATCCTTACGCTAGCAAATGGATTGGAATGAATATGTTAAGTGTAGATCCTAATACAGTTATTGTTGATCGACAACAGTATAAACTCATTGAAGATTTAGAGCGTGCAGGATTTACTACCATACCCTTACAGATGCGCCATGCTAGAACACTTGGCGGTGGATTCCACTGTGTTACCTTAGACTTAATTAGAGAATAACAGCTAAATATCTGTAACACATGGAAATAATATGCCTTACAGTTATGAAACTTATACAAATATATCAGTTAATGCGTTAGATTTCAATCCAAAGCGACAAGATATTATAGCGAAAAAGCAAGAAATTATTAGCTCTATATCTCAACACTATAACATCGATTCCAACAGTATTCTATTTGTGGGCTTTAGTGGATTAATCCTAGGCGTTACGAACAAACAAATATTTGTTACAGAAGTGAACGAAGAAACTAAAGAATATCTTAATAAACAAGGTATCAAATATACTTTGATAAATTTTGCAGACTTGGCACAATACAAAAAACAATTTAGTTGGGTAGTTGCTGGTGATGAATATTTTACCTTTGCTAAAACTGAAGATGAACAGCGTCAATCTATAGAATTATTAGCAAGTTTAGCTAAAGATCTTATTGTTACAACCTTACGCGATTATAAGAATCAAGATTTCAAAGATCGAGAATTCAGTCAACCGTTGGTAGTACACAATCACAATGAACATAAGATATTCTTAGAATATCATAACTATGATTATAATGACAGAAATGCATGGACTACCATAGTCTACGAACTGCAGGGAAATGTTAGTAAAATGTACGGCCCGTTTAATCGTCGCGCTATGTTTTTTAAACAAATGGCTAAATTTAGCATAGACGCAGGTGCTAAGAATTTTTTAGTACACAAGAATTTAATGTATAAAAGTCTCATTAGAAAAAATTATGAGCATGTAATATCAATTAGTTTTTAATTTACACTCGAGAATAATATGGATATCAATCAACAACTGCAGCCAATCGTGGCTGCATTATTGGAATCGCTCAAAGCAGATTTAGAACAAAGTTTACAGCGCCAATTAAGTCAACTTGAAATTAAACCTCTTATTGATAAGATAGTTGAATCTAAGGTAAATAGCCTAATCCAACTGCAGTCATTTCCAGAACGCAGCATTCTGCATTCTAGCATAAATTTTAGCGGGCTAAAACTTACTGGAGATCAAGTTAGTGGCGGCATAATTGAAAAGTTTGGCAGCACCGGCATAGAAGATCTTGCCACAAGTGTCCAAATGACCATTATGGATCATGCTACTGCATTTGAAGGGGCACTTTGGGCACCTGAAGCCACTATCAAAGGAAAATTAGTTGTTGAAGGGGATTTAATAATCAACGGTGATATTCCCTCTGATTCACCTGCTTTTAAAAAATTAGTTATAACTACAGAAAAAACTGTACGCGATAATCTTAATACAGAATTCTTCCAAGGATTTACAGATACTGTCTTCAGCCGCATACAAACAGAAGGACTTGATCTAGATAAAATTACGCAAGGCGGCAAAGAAGTAGTCAAGGGCAATCAACTTGGCTATCATATCGTTGATACTAATATTCAAAAATTAGGCGTTGTTCGTGATTTTCAATCCTCCGGCGAAAATCTACTCAGTGAAACATTGTATGTAACCAAAGGACGTGTGGGAGTTAACACTTTAGACCCTAGTGCTGCGCTGGCAGTTTGGGATGAAGAAGTTGAAATTGTTGCTAACAAGAGAGGACGGGATCGTGGATATATAGGATTACCTCGTAGGCAAGAACTGGTAATTGGAGTAAACAGCAAAGATAATATTGTGTGTGATGTCGACGGTGGTGTTAGAGTTAATAGTATAACCGTTGGCGAAACGTTGATGAGTTCAGTTAAGAAAGTTCCTAATATCGAAGGAGTCCGTGGTCAAATAGCATGGAATGAGTTTCCCGACGTTGGATCACCTATAGGATGGGTTTGCCTAGGCGGACATCGCTGGGCCAAGTTTGGTATTATAGAATAATCACTTGACAAAATAATAGTTTGGTAGTATAATAGCTTTATGAATACTACAAAACGCATTGGCTTTGCCTGCAAGTGGATCGATAGCCCAGATCAGGTTCTTGGTATTAAACCCACAGATGATGCTAAACAGTATAACACTGGCAGTACAACAGTAGCATGGCTTAACCGCCAAACTAAGGAAGTTGCCGAAGAAAAACTATGGGACCTAATGGTAGGTAACATAGAATCAACACGTAAGTTAATAGAACGAATTGGAACATTAAATGGCAACCTTAGGATGGTTCGTATCAGCTCTGATATATTACCAGTATACACTCAGTCTGATTGGAGTTATTTTTGGCGCAAGCCTGATGTCATTAGTTATTGCGAGCAGGCCCTGGGTAAGGTGGGTGAGCTTGCTCGTAGGCTTGATGTGCGCTTATCTTTTCACCCTGGTCAATTCACAGTACTTGCAAGTGATAATGACGACATTGTTCACAGAAGTATAGAAGAATTTGAGTACCATGCGGACATGATCCGTTGGATGGGCTATGGTCAACGATTCCAAGACTTTAAATGCAACGTACACATCGCAGGTCGACGTGGCGCACAGGGCATACGCGATGTATACCCCCGACTAAGTGTCGAAGCACGAAATACCTTAACTATCGAAAATGAGGAAATGAAGCATGGCCTGGACGACTGTCTTGTTCTTAGCGATCATGGTATTCCTATTGTGCTCGATGTCCATCACCATTTTGTTCGTGAGGGGGAATATATCAACGCTACGGACTCGCGTATCCAACGCATTCTGGATGCTTGGCGTGGCGTCCGTCCTGTTGTACATTATAGCATTAGTCGTGAAGATTATCTCGTTGATCATGATGTTGAGGTAAAACCTGATTATAATTTATTATTAGAACAGGGCTACAAGAAAAGCAAACTGCGAGCACACAGTGACTTCTATTGGAACACTGCAGTTAACGACTGGGCATTGGAACATCTAGCATGGGCAGATATCATGTGCGAGAGCAAGGGTAAAAATCTAGCAAGTTTTAGTTTACATCAACGTGCAATTGATTTAGGAATATTATGATGGGTACAGGGTACACTGATTATTGGGGAAGTATGTGGGACAGCAATTGGCAATGGGTAACAAAGTTTGCTTGGTTGCCTGCTAAGATGGATAGTGGTGTAAGCGTTTGGTGGAAGAAATATTATCACGGCGTTAGATTTATCCACGGACCAGCTGGAGAAGATCCAGTGGTATTAAATCAATATATGACTGATGAAGAGTTCATTTGGTACAAATTAACATCGTAAAAAAAGCACCGCAAGGTGCTTTTTGTTGAGCTAATACTATTTCTTTTTAGGTGCTGGCGTTTGTGATTTTACTTTGGCAACCTGTGCTGGTTTAACTGTATTGTTACTACCTTTAGTTTTACCTTCGGTGACTAATGCTGGTTTAACTTTGTTGCCACGATATGGGCGACGTTTTTTATTAGCCGGCTTAGGTGACGTAGCTTCCCTAACTGTTTCTTTTGGCGTGTAGGCATCTGCAGATCCAAAGCCAAATAAGTTTTTGATAAATTTAATCATTGATAAATCTCCTTGTACTGTATTTAAGGCCGGTTGTTGCTGGTGATAAAATTTCTAAGAGAGTCTCCTAACATGCCCATCCAATCGGTTTCTAATATCACTCGTCTGTTATGTTCTGTAATAGGTTTAACTTTGGCCAATATATCAGCCTGCGGTTGTTTGAATAGATACTTCATTTGTTCTATGGCCATAGCCCAACGTTGATTGCCGTCTGGTTCCAGATCATAACTTTCGTCGATGATCCCATCAAACGTTTGAAATCCTAGACTGCGCAAGTTACGTAGATAATATTGCCCACCTAGCATAATAAACAAACGTTCTGCTAGTATAGGCTTACATGTTTTTTCAGTAAAAAATGTATAATGATTTTCTAAATTAGTTTCAGCAATTACAGTATAAGCAGTTTCATTATAAATTTGAATAGGTACAACCTGACTTAGGCTCATAGGCTGACCATAATAGTTCACTGTAGTAACAGTCCAATTAAACTCTTCGTTGGGCGCAACTAATCCGGGCTCGTCAAGTATGAACCCATCATCTCCGTGTGCCTTAATCGATTTAGTCCAATGGTCTAATAAATAGGTCATTGTTACTTGACTATCTAAATTATTATTTTTTATATAATGATATACTCTATCTCTATGTGGTTTTGGCTGACCTAATAGTATATCAAAATATTTAGGTTTTGGTTCATATGGGGTCAATCGATCTAGAACATTACTGGTCTTATAAAACGTGCTAGTAGTAGCAAACCAGCCCATCCACGGATATGTCACTATTCCTTCAACTGATCCGCAAACAATATATCGCATCTGTGGTTGCTGAAATCTATTCATAAAATCAACAATAGGAGTATGTACTTCTAACACTAAGACTGTTATCGTTATACAGTGATCTAATAATTCTAATATTACTCTATCTATAGCATTTTCAGCGTCAGAATAGTAAGGAAAACATGCATGAAATACTGCATGTTTCTTTTCAGCAACAGATACTAGTTTAAATTCTTCCAGATCTCTATAAACTATAATCTGACTATGATTAAGTGTATTAACGTGCCACTCGGCAACATCAGTATCAGCATATACGTGTATTGAATTATTCATAACAGTATTTATTAAAAAATTTTGGTTGACATTTTGGTTAAATGACTGTATAATGTTACACATAAACTAACAACACGGAGCAAAATATGACAACTACAATTAAAACACAAGCTGATTTAGATTGGGAAATACAAGCATACGGTATGACGGAAGGTTCTGTTAAACACCTTGTGGCTACACAGGCTTTTCCAGGTACAGAGTTGATGTTTGCTGCTGGTATGTTAAGTGATGCACAACAGATCATGGACCCAGAGTTTAATAAAGATGGATGGGTAAGTCCAGAAACTGCTAACCGTGCTCGTCAATATATGAACGTTGCCAAGTACATTATGTTTAACATGATGAAAGACGAAAGGAAGGCCGCTTAATGGGCTTAGACATGTATGCTTACGTTGCCGCCAGAGAAGGGCAACAAAAAGAGTTTTGGGCCGACGGCGACTTTGATCCAGAAACTGGTGACTACGTTAACGCCAAAGTAACCAAACCAATTGAAATTGCCTATTGGCGCAAACACCCCAACTTGCATGGTTGGATGGAAGAACTTTGGCAGAGCAAGGGGTGCCCGCGCGATAACAACGACGACGAAACGTTCAATGGTATCGAGCTTGAACTGACCTGGGAAGATATTGACATGTTAGAAGAGGACATTGAGCATGGTGCTCTACCAGGTACCAGTGGGTTCTTCTTTGGTGATCCTGCAGATGATTACTATCGTGAAGATGACTTGAAGTTTATTCGAGAAGCACGTAGTCAGTTGTTCTTAGGCTTACGTGTATTTTATAATAGTTCTTGGTAAGGAGAATAGCATGGATAAAATGATTAAACAAATTAAAGGTATTGGTGAAGTTGGTATCGATACAAATGCAAGTCCGGGTGCAGGCCCCTACTATGTTAAACACTATCGCACGTGCTATGATGTCTGTGGGTTTGACTCAGTAGAGGAAGCATTAATGGAATTGGAATTTGTTGAAGACGGGGCATTGGCCTAATGGAAAATGACAGCATTAATAAGTGGCTAGAATGGATTGGTACTGCTATTCTAATTCTAGGCACTGCCGTCAATAGCCTAGGCTACTACCCACAAGGTCCGATCCTACTATGTTTTGGTGGTCTATGCTGGTTAATAGTCAGCATACGTTGGGGCAAAGCTAGCTTGATTGTGGTTAATGGTATTATGATGGCCACAGCACTTGCTGGCCTACTTTGGAAATATTTTGGTTGACATTTTGGTAAAATGACTGTATAATGCTATACATAAACTGTTAATAAGGAAGAACAAATGGCATACGTAGTCTACAACAAAGAAACAACTAAAACAATACGAGCTAAAGCATACGGTAAAGAATACTATGCTACAGAAGCCGCCGCTAAAGCGTTCTTAACACGTATGGCCAAAATGGGCTATCGTAAAGAAGATTTTGCTGTAGCAGAAATTAGTGACTTCCGTGCCAATATTGAAAAGTATGAAAATGTTACTAATTTGATGTCGGGTAAACCTGTTCGTCAAAGTGTTAACACTCCTTACTACTGTTCAGTAGCATCAGAAACTTATTGGTCATCATAAGTTATTAGGATCTATCATAATAAATGTTCCATCGGGCAAATATTTACGTTTTTTTCCTGTTTTTGAAAGGGCCATTTTAGCATTTCTTTCTGTGGAATATGGATTGATTTCACCAGAATCTATTTTCCGTTGACGAGTCAGCAACATGTTGTCTACAGCAGTTAGTGGCATTTTCCATCCTGCTTGTTTACGATGTTTTCTGTCTGTTAACGATGCCTCGCTAATTTTTTTGCGATGGTCATCACTGAATTTTCTTCCTTTAGTTTTTTTAGAAATTAATTGTTTAGTTTTATCAGTGTGAGATATTGGGGAACGAAATTTGTTACCACCGTTATGTCTATTAATCCATGTAGGGTTTTGTGATGCGTTGAGTCTACGTAAAACTTTATGTTCCCAAATCAATGCGTCATGCGACGAGTTAAATGTTTTGCGTATCTTTACATCAAACGAATCTTTGCCGTATTCTGTAATTAATTGTTTTACTCTGATTGAAGAAGAAAAATATTTAGTCCACAGATCAGATGGATTACAACCATTAGCATGTTTAATGCCATAATATTTTAGACCTGTTAGTCTATGATAGAGATAATAACTGAACGGAATAGTTGACATTTTGACTCCTTTGTAGTATTATTTATACAAATTTTATACAACTGAACATATTGGAGTATGTAAGATTTTGGTTGACATTTTGGTTAAATGAATGTATAATGTTACACATACACTAACAACACAGGAGCAATAAATGAACTTTCAAGCTATTCACAACGAAGCACAAACAGCAGCAACTAACGCTCAAAACGCTTTTCTTAAAACACACGGCGAAATGGCCTACTGTGGTTTTGCTTGGGTTAACGTGTACGTAGACCGTACTAACTCAACAGAAGCTAAAGGCTTACTTGGTGTTGGTTTTAAGAAAGACTATCGTCCTAAATGTTTGAACTTGTGGAGCCCAGGTAACTACCATGGTCAAAGTATGGATGTGTTAGAAGAAGGTGCACGTGCTTATGCGGACGTATTAACTAAATATGGCTTCCGTGCTTATGCTGGTTCACGTGCCGACTAATTAGAAGGAAAGTAAATGAAAGAACTAGACTTGCAAGACGATTTCTCGTATAATAATGAAGAAGAAGCAGAAATGGGACAACTTCATGCTATTCATAATAACATGAATGCTATTGCTAATGTTCGACGTCAATTGGCTAAACAAGCCGCAGAACCCAGTGCAGAAGAGTGTGAAGAATGCGGTGATGAGATTCCGCTAGCACGACGTCTTGCAATTCCAGGTGTGCGTCTTTGTGTTTTTTGTAAAGAGCGTCAGGAACGTCATTAAATAAAGGAGCAATATGTTATTAAGTGATTATAAAAAATTAATGTCACTATCACCAAAATCGTTTTGGGCACGGATGCGTCCAAGAGATACCAATGGTAGATTTATTTCAACAAAAGGAATTACATGTCAACTTTAGTCCCAATGGTAGTAGAACGTACAAGTCAAGGCGAACGTAGCTACGACATTTATTCACGCTTACTTAAAGATCGTATCATCATGTTGGATACTGATGTTAACGAGCATACTGCTAGTTTAATTGTAGCGCAGATGCTGTTCTTAGAAAGCGAAAGCCCAGAGAAAGACATTTTGTTTTACATCAATAGCCCGGGTGGTAGCGTAACTGCTGGCTTAGCAATTTATGATACAATGCAGTTTATTAAATGTGATGTATCAACTATTGTACTTGGACAAGCATGTTCAATGGGTAGTTTCTTAGCTCAAGCAGGAGCCGCAGGCAAGCGTATTGTATTGCCAGAAGCACGTACAATGATTCACCGTGTTAGTTCGGGTACTCCGGGCACACGTGGTTCAGTACACGTACAAGATCTACAGTTTGAAGATGCTAAACGTAGCTTTGAAGAGTCAGTGCGCATTAACAAACGCTTAACAGAACTATATGCACGTCATAACACGGCTGGCAAAACATATGATGAACTTTACGAAGCAATGAAGTTTGATACGTTCTTAAGTGCCGACGAAGCAGTAGCATATGGTCTAGCAGATGAGGTTATTACTAAACGCTAATTTTGGTTGACAAAATGGTTAAATGATTGTATAATAGGTTTGTAAGTTAATTAAACAACAGGAGATAAAAATGCCAAGATTTGAAGTTACATATAAAGTTCTTACTAATAATATTAATGAAGGTGGTGCTTGGATGAGTTCGGGTCCTAGTAACTATACCACTGTGGTAGATGCTCCTTATCAAGGTGCGGCCGAACAATTGGTTAAAAACATGAATGGTGGTGCAAATCACTGCCATGTTCAACGTGCAGTTCAAATTAACTAAGGAAAAGTAAATGGCAAAATTAACTAAGTTAGCAAAGGTAAATGACAGTTTTACTGTTTATCGTTATGACAACGGTTGGATGGTAGAAGTCAGTGGTAACGACAAAAAAGAAGATTGGAAAACTGCTAAAGTCATGTGTAATACTGAAGATGAGTTAGTGGCCCTAATCAAAGAATATAACACGATGGACCTTAATTAATAGGAGTAATTATGTTTAAAGTAACAGGTGTTTCAACTCAAGATGGTCTTACTAAAGTACGTTTTGCTAATGACTTTGTAAGCCGTGTTAAGATGTTAATTAAAGCTGGGCATACCGATATTGAGCTTATGGAACTTCCAGAAGCAATGTCTAAGGCCGATGCTGTGACCTATCTTAAAACAACTGAGTTAATGCAGAATCCTAAATTTGCAGAAGCTATTACTCTAGCAGATGAGAAATACAATCTTAACTATGCTGTTAAGTTAACCAAACCAAACTTAAGTTTGGCAGCTATTAAAGCCCGTGCTGGCATCACTAGTTAATACTAAATAGTTTTATAATCCGGGAGATTGACATGGCTAAATTCAGAGCGCATCACCCAAGAAGTATTCGTGCTACTGCACGTAGAAAGAGTAAATGAAATCTAAACAGACCAAATTTTGGTTATGGCATAAGCTAGAGTGTACCTGTCCTATTTGTGCTAAGTAATCTAGTATGCTGAGTAGCATATACTGATGTATGTTAGCTAACACATGATTTTCGGCCTCGTCTGTGTATAATTAATAGTATACACAGAGGAGAAGTTGAAATGTTAGCACGTAGTTTAGTATTCGTAGCACTATTAGCAGTAGGTGTAGCACAGGCAGATGAACAGAGCAATGTTGTTAATCAACAGCAACTAGCCAAACGTTCATATGCGGCACCTGTTAAAGATAAAGAAGTTCTCGAAGGTGCTAGTGTAACAGAAGAAGTGGCGGTTGACAAAAAACATCAAATGTTGCGTTTACACATGTTGGGTAAACTTCCTTACATGGAAAAGGCAACTGATTAAAGAAATTGTTGTATAACTCTTAAAGTAAGGCATGTTGGACGGCGGTTCGATTCCGCCCAGGTCCACCAGTAAGTACATTAATGCCACTTAATCAATATATGCGGAGTCATTCTAGATGACGACCTTCCGCGGGTTACCGTAGCGCAAACGGGTTAATGTACTTACTAATGGGCCTGACCAGGTTTCGACAGCGTGAGATAGGATAAAGGGCAACACGTGGGGTCACGTTAAATGCAAAAATCGTAAATGCAGAAAAAGCAAATACAAATGGTGTAGCAAAAGTATCTATGGGTCGTGGCTTCCGCTTCGGTTCACGTACTGATGCTGCTGTTTTAGCTTAGTCTAAAACAACCGGGGTAGGACTTACCTGGCAACAGAAATAACCAAACCCGCTTCGGCGGGTTTTTTACGACCAAAAAGAGGTTGACAATTATGCAAAATCGTGTATAATTGTATTTGTGTTTGTGATATCAAACACTTTATTTTTAATTGCAGTAATACGCATTGTTGATCAAGCGTACTTTTATATAAAGGAAATTATATGTACCATCCAAAAATCTCAGCACAATTCGGTGCGGACTTATTCAAAGTACTTGGCCCAAAAGCAAACCGTGTGCCATGGAACTCGTTGACCTTAACAGAACAAAAAGCTCGTCTAGCACGTATTCCGGAGTATGTTAATACTCGGTCGCTAGGAAAGCGTCCTACTCTTGTAGAAGTAGTAATCTTTTCACTTAATAAGTTAGTACTGATGGGTACCGACAATCCATTACTGGGCATTGATTTGCCGGAGTACAACAGCCTAGCAGATGCGGCTAAAAAACTTGAAACAAAACCACTTAACTATGATCCAACTAGTTTGCATGATATTGTAATTCTAGTTAAAAATGCTGAAAAACAACGTGACGTATTCTTGCGTCATATCTTTGGTGATATTATCTTCCGTTTTAATCCAGGGCTGGTATTACCTGGCGTTGGTCGGTTAGACAGTAACGGCCGTTTGTTTGTTAACGATGCTCAACACCGTATTTTGGCTTGTATTATATTAGGTATTGAGCAAGTGCCTATCAGCTATATTGAAAGTGATGATGAGTTTTGGGACGTAGCACAGTACGCAGCTATTAACATTCACAGCTTGGTTGCTAGTGAGTTTGACCGCTATCGTATCCGTGTGCAACGTGAGCAAGCTGCACGTGATGCAGGCATGCCTAGTGAAGCAGAAGATGCAATTAGTTATGAACTTAGCGAATTGTTTGCTAATTTAGGAGTAACTGTTACTGAAAAAACAGACAAGAGTACGGGTAGCTTTGCACTAGTACTTACTGGCATCGGTAACATGATTAATTATCGTATCAGGTATGGCCAAGATCATTTTACACGTGCTACAACATTAAATGCGCAGTTATTTCCAACTAGCAAGTTCCAAACTGCTAATACTTGGGGTATTAGTGAATTTCTTAAATACCAACGAATTGTTGAAACAGATGATGTCGTTGATTATGCGTTAATGAATGCATTACGTAAACGTTGGCAGAAAAATAACATGGGTAACCAGTTACACAAAAATATCAAAGATGCTTACAAACATCAAACTTGGAGTGATTATAATAACAGCCGTGTTCCAGAGGAAATGATTATTGCGCACGGCATTTGGCAAGTTTGTAAGAAATATGCTCCAGAAATTAATTGGACAGAACCAACTTGGCCAACTGGATTTAAACAGTTTAAACTAGCATTGGTCTAATATGAAACAGCACGATATAATCAATGAGAGCATTGTAAATCGCGAGCCTTGTACAAGTTTTGACGACAGTACGTATTATACAATCGATCTGTTTAATGAATTTTGCGAGACTCGTGATTTGAAACGTGTAGTGATATTTGGATACTATAAATCTAAGTATCGCTGGACAGATGCCGAAACAGAACTTATGTACCAAAAGGCACCAGATACTTGGACCAGTGGTACAGGAATTATTCGATTGTATGATTGGGGTCGCGGCGACAACAAAGTAGAAACCGGTTGCGAATGGGAATGGCATGAGCCGCAATTGGATCATATTGTTCCTAAATCTAGAGCCAAGGCACTTGGTTGGACTGATGCTCAAATTAACCATCCAGACAATTTTCAGGTGTTGCCTGCTTACTTAAATCGTATCTTAAGCAACTTAACCGATGAACACGCTGACGAAATATTACCGTTGATTGTTGGACAGTTTTCTAATTATAAATTAATCAAAAACAGTTGACATAAATATTTTTCTAGTATATACTAGTTGTTTCGTGCCTATAATAGGGCGGAACGAAAATTTTATTTGCTTAATAAAGGAGTAAGAAATGAAGTTAAATCCATTACACGACCGCGTCGTGGTCAAACGTACCGAACCTCAAACAACTACAAGTTCGGGCCTAATAATTCCAGATAACGTAGCAGAAAAACCAGACCAAGGTGTTGTATTAGCTGTAGGTCAAGGTCGCCGCACAGAAGAGGGCGCACTAATCCCAATGTCACTGAAAGAAAATGACCAAGTTCTATTTGGTCGTCACACAGGTGAGTTGGTAAAGATTGAAGGTCAAGAACTATTAGTAATGAAAGAGTCAGAAATTTACGCAGTTATCGAGGAGAACTAAAAATGGCAAAAGACGTACAATTTGGCGAGTCAGCTCGCAGTCAAATGATTGAAGGTGTTAACATATTAGCTAACGCAGTAAAGGTTACACTAGGTCCTAAAGGCCGTAACGTTGTTATCAGCAAGAGTTATGGTGCGCCACATATTACCAAAGACGGTGTCACAGTAGCTAAAGAAATCGAATTAAAAGATGCACTGCAGAACATGGGTGCGCAACTCTGTAAGGAAGTGGCCAGTAAGACAGCCGACCAAGCAGGTGATGGCACTACAACTGCTACAGTGTTAGCACAGGCAATTGTTAAAGAAGGTAACAAAGCTGTGGCCGCTGGTATGAATCCTATGGATCTTAAACGTGGTATCGATCAAGCAACAGCCGCAGTAGTAGCAGAACTAGCTAAGATTTCAATGCCGTGTACTACCACAGCCAGCATCGAACAAGTAGGCACTATTTCAGCTAACAGCGATAACGAAATTGGCAAGATCATTGCTGAAGCCATGGAACGAGTTGGCCGTGAAGGTGTTATCACTGTAGAAGATGCGCAAGGCTTAGCCATGGAGTTAGACGTAGTTGAAGGTATGCAGTTTGATCGGGGATATTCTTCGCCCTATTTTATTAATCAACAAGATAAACAGGCTAGCATTTTAGAAAATCCATACATTTTGTTACATGACAAAAAAATTGCTAGTATCAAAGATATTCTTCCGGTACTAGAAGCAGTGCGTACAGCTAATCGCAGTCTGTTAATTATCTGTGAAGATGTTGAAGGTGAGGCACTGGCTACGTTGGTTATCAACAACATGAAAGGTGTTATTCGTGCCTGTGCTGTAAAAGCTCCTGGGTTCGGTGATCGTCGTAAAGAAATGTTGCAGGACCTAGCTGTGCTAACTGGTGGTCAGGTTGTAACTGACGAACTAGGTATTAAACTAGAAGATGCCACAGTAGAACATCTGGGCAGTGCGGCACGTGTTGAAATTACCAAAGATAACACTATTGTTATTGATGGTGCCGGTGAAAAAACTGCTATCGAAGGTCGAGTAACAATAATTCGAGCACAGATTGAAAATTCTACCAGTGACTACGACAAAGAAAAACTACAAGAACGTGTGGCTAAATTAGCCGGCGGCGTAGCAGTTATCAAAGTTGGGGCGGCTACAGAAGTAGAAATGAAAGAGAAGAAAGATCGTGTTGATGATGCTCTACATGCTACCCGTGCCGCGGTAGAAGAAGGTATTGTTCCAGGTGGAGGTATTGCTCTAATTCGTGCTCAACAGGCAGTACAGGGATTAAAAGGTGCTAACGCTGATCAAGACGCAGGTATTGCTATTGTTCTACGTGCTATCGAAAGTCCATTGCGTAGTATTGTAGCCAATGCTGGAGGCAGTGCTGACGTAGTAATTAATGAAGTAGTAAATGGAGCTGCAAACTACGGCTTTAATGCTGCTAACGACACCTACGGTGATATGGTAGCTATGGGCGTAGTTGATCCTACTAAGGTGACTAGATGCGCACTGCAAAATGCCGCTGGTGTTGCTGGCTTGTTGTTGACCACAGACTGTGCGATTAACGAACTTCCTAAGGAAGATAAAGCTGATCAAGGCCACGGAATGCACGGCATGATGTAATTAACTGACTAGTTAATTGTTCTTAAAATAGCACCTTCGGGTGCTATTTTTTTGACCTCTATTACTTTGTTGATTTGTATAAATAACTATAAAGCAAATAGCACATTTGGGAGATATGGAACAATGGCTAACAAAAACTTCGTGGTCCACAACGGACTCACGGTCGGTGCCCTAACAATCGATGCCGCAACAGGCGATATCAATACATCCGGTAACGTAAACATCTCAGGTAGTGTTGGCGTTAGTCAGATTACAAAAAACGACAGCAGTATTTCTATCAACGACACTGGCAGTGGGTCAACAGTTTATATTGTTGTGGATGGCACGACTGAACATACAGTTGACGCAGATGGTGTTAGTTTAGCCGCAGGTAATAGATACGCCATTAACGGTACATCAGTTCTAAATGCAACCACACTTGGTGCAGCAGTGGTAAATTCAAGTTTAACCACAGTTGGTAACTTAACATCATTGAGTGTTGCAGGTGCTGCTACAGTCTTTGGCAACCTAACAGTACAAGGTCTAACTACTCTCAACGGTGGGACACTAACCCTTGGTGATACTGATACTGATAATGTTGTATTTGGTGCTGATATTAATAGTAGTATTATTCCAAACACGGATGCAACTTATCATTTAGGCAGCTCGGGACAGAAATGGGCCAATGTGTTTGCTACTAATCTAACAGGCACAATTCAAACAGCAAGTCAAACAAATATTACCACAGTTGGTAACTTAACATCATTAAGTGTTGCTGGTGATGCAACAGTACAAGGTAATTTAACTGTACATGGTTTAAGCACACTCAACGGTGGCACACTAACACTTGGTGATAGTAATACAGATAATGTTGTATTTGGTGCAGATGTAAACAGCAATGTTATTCCGAATACAGATTCAACTTATCAGTTAGGTAGCGCCGATCAGAAATGGGCTGAAGTCTATGCAACTAATTTAACTGGTAATATACAAACTGCAAGTCAAACAGCAATTACCGCCGTGGGCACATTAACAGCACTTGCAGTTACAGGAAATGTTACTGTTGGTAGTGGTAGTGCCGCTGGCGTAGTTACATCTAAAGGTAGTTATGATTTAACGTTAACTACCAATGACACAGGTGCAAATGCTCCAAAAATTACATTAGTACAAAGTGATGATGGTAACATTGAACTTAACCCAAGCGGAATAGGCGTTGTTACTGCACTATCACATCTTTATGTAGGTGATGGTAGTACAGCAGCTAATATTTCAAGTTTTGGTGCATACAATTTAGTATTATCTACTAATAGAGATTTAGGTCGTGCAACTATTACATTGTCAGCAAGCACAGACGGTAATATAGATTTTAATTTAAATGGCACCGGTACTATAAATGCACCAGAGATTACATTTGGTGGCGGTGGCACACAAACAAAAGCTGCTATTGTAGCTGGTTCGGATTCATACATACAATATAATAACGGAAACGATTTTGGTGGTAGCGCAAATTTAACTTTTAACGACACTACAAACCAAATTACAGTAGGTGGAGCAATAGTAGCAACAACGGATGACGCAACCGCTTTAGCGATCGCATTAGGATAATTATATGGCAAATACATTTTATAGAAAATTAAGTAGAAACGTAGGTACATCATTAACGGCAATTGGCGGCTACACTGTTGCAGCAGATACCACTGCGGTAATAGTTGGGCTAACTGTTTGTAATACATCGGGTGCTACGGTAGCAGTTGATATTACAGTAAATGACGGAACAAACGAACATTACGTTGTTAAAGCTGCTCCGATATCCGCGGGTGGTGCGTTAGTGCCGATTGGCGGCGAACAAAAAATTATTTTAGCTGAAGGTGATTCAGTTAAAATTAAAAGTGATTCGGCATCATCACTTGACGCAGTTTTGAGCATCATGGAGATAACATAATATGGCTTATATTGGTTTACAACCTCAGCAATCTACGGTTGCTACCAGTACCCAACAACTTAGCGGGAATGCCTCTGACCTTGAATTTACGTTAAATCGTGCAGTTAGTAAAGCCGCAGATATACTAGTATTTGTTGGCAGTACTGTGCAGGTTCCAGAAGTTGATTACACAGCGCAGAATAAAACTTTATTATTTGTTTCTGCTCCAGCTAGTGGCACAAACAATATTAATATTAGTTATAAAGCTGGTGCATTAACTACAATTAATCTTACGTCAAATTCTTTCCCTGTAGGTACTACAGTTGATCCGTCAATTCGTGCAGCTGATGCACCATCAACAGGTATATACTGGCCGAGTACAACTACACTAGGACTTACTGTATCGGGCAATACTAGATTAAAAGTAACAGACAGCCCAACGTCAACATCAACTACAACTGGTGCAATAGTAGTCACCGGCGGCGCAGGTATTAGTCAGGCATTGCATGTTGGTGGTACTATACATGCAACAGGTACAACTCAATCAACCAATACTACTACCGGAGCATTAATAGTTGGTGGCGGTGTTGGTGTTACAAAAGATATATTTGTTGGTGGCAGTTTAGATGTAGCTGGTGCGTTTACAGTAGCTGGTGCATTTAATACTACATCATCTGATAGTTTAATTATTGATACTCCGTTTGTGTTCTTGGCCAATAACAACTTAGGTGATAGCTTAGATACTGGATTCACAAGTACATACAATGATGGTACACAACGATACACAGGTTTGTTCCGTGATATTACAGATGGTGACTATAAATTATTTGATAATTTAACTGTACAACCAACTACGGTTATTGATACTGGCAATGTTAGTTTTAACTATGCCAATCTAATAGTTGGTAATATTACTGCTGATAATATTTTTGGTACAATTGCTGGTGGTACTAGTATTACTACAGTTGGTAACTTAGCTAACCTAAGTGTACAAACTACGATATCTAGCTATGGCATTAATTTTGTATACAGTACAATTACGTCAACGTCGACTACCACAGGTGCATTGCAGGTTAAAGGTGGCGTGGGTGTTGTAGGTAATGTATATGCAGGTAATATCTTCACAACAAACTTAACAGGTACATTACAAACAGCTGCACAAACTAACATTACAAGTGTTGGCACATTAACAGGTGGTGCATTAGGCACAGGATTTACCGCAGTAGGCACAGCACAAGGCGGCACTGGTTTAACATCATTTACAAATGGTGGCGCAGTATACGCAACAAGTACAAGTGCATTGACCACAGGCACATTACCGGTTGCAAGTGGTGGTACTGGTATTACTAGCTTTGGTACAGGTATAGCAACGTTCTTAGGAACTCCATCAAGTGCTAACTTATTAGCTGCTGTAACAGATGAAACTGGTACAGGTGCGTTAGTATTTGGTACAAGCCCAACATTTACTACTCAAATTACTACTCCAGCAATCGTTAAAAGCGGCACAACTGGTGTAGGTAATATTGGTGCAGTTGGGTCGACATTTAACACTGTGCATGCTCGAGCAACATCAGCACAATACGCTGACTTGGCAGAAAATTATCAAGCAGATGCAGCCTATGCTCCGGGTACAGTATTACACTTTGGTGGAGAGTTTGAAGTTTTACAATGTGACACAGACATGTGCTCACGTGTTGCAGGAGTAGTATCTACTGCACCAGCGCACTTAATGAACACTGGATTAGTGGGTGATAATGTAGTGGCACTAGCATTAACAGGTCGTGTTCCATGCCTAGTACAAGGTACTGTGCGCAAAGGTGACATGATGGTAAGTGCAGGCAATGGCCGAGCAAGAGCAGAAGCCAATCCACATGTTGGATCAGTAATTGGTAAAGCATTAGAAAACTTTGATGGCCCGGAAGGCGTAATTGAAGTAGTTGTTGGTAGAGTTTAGGAGAATATATGGCTTACATAGGTCAAACACCACAGGTAGGAAATTTTGTTAAGTTAGATAATATTTCTTCTCAATTTAATGGAAATTTATCAACATTTAACACTACTGTATCCGGACAAGCATACACAGTTAGTAATCCCAATGCTACTATTGCAGTGGCAGTAGGCAACGTATTAATTCCTGGGGTAGATTATTATTTCAATAATGCCACCATCGTATTTAATACAGCACCAACGAGTGCATGGTTAAATACATGGCACGTGATAGTATATGGTGATGTATTAGATTCTGGAATACCAAGTGACGGAACTATCACAAATGCTAAATTAACAGATTCAACATTACAGTACGATAAATTATCAGCAACATTAAAAGCTAGATTGTTAGCAAATTCTATTATTTTCGGGACATAAAAATGGCAAGACAACAAATTAAAAATTACGTATTTACACCAGGTGGCGCAGGAGTTGGAAAAGTTAAAATATCAGGCAATTATGATATTTCAGATATTTTAACAATATTAAATGCTACAGATCAAACTTTTATATATAACTTTGCTGATCCATTATTAGGCGGCGTAGTAACATGGTCAGCGGCATATGATGCAGATTTCCCGCAAGGGCAAGATGGTGTCACTACCCTAATATTTACAACCAGTACCGCCACGATGAGTGCAGCTGATAGTCTAGGTGTATACGTCGAAGCAGAAAGTCAAACAATACGACCATGGCCATTTGGTACTGATGCTATTGAACGGATGCGGGTATCAAACCCAAAATCATTAATCGATGCTGACTTTGAGTATGGGTTACAAAATACTAAATGGCAATCGATATTTTTAAATAACGATATTCCAAGTTTATATGAATTACCGGGTAGTGAACTTACTTCTAATACCGCAGGGTATGTAACATTTATTGGACAAACTCCAATTACAAGTACTGGTACAACAAGTATTACGTTAATGAATCAAACCGGTGTTGCGTCACCAAACTGGACACAAAATGATTACATGTTAATTGTTAATCCATATGTAGCAGGCGCAAACGTTCAAACATATACTACAGCTAACGTAATTAATAGTAATCAACGTAGTCTAACAGTAGCTAATACTGCTGGATTTGCTGTAAACGATCAACTATTATTAGCATATCTGGGTCTCGCTGATACAACAACAGTAACAACTACAATTTCGTCTGGTGCTACAACTACATTGGTAGTTGGATCCGGTACAGCTATTGCCACAGGTGCGACTATTATGGTTCAAACCGATACTACTGACCTATGGGAATTGATGACTGTAACTGCTGGCGGTACATCAACAAATTTAACAGTTACCCGTCGACGTTTAAATACAAACTCCGGTAATGTTAACATTACAAGTGGTCAAAGTGTACGTTTAATAAGCAATGTTGAAGTTGGTATTATTACAAGTATCGAAAGTAATGTTAACATGTCAATAAATCGTAGTTGGATGAATACTGTAGGTGCTGATAATTTATTATCAGGATCAGTAATCCAAAAACTTAACTTTGATGCATTAACAGGATCTGGATCAAACGTTGAAATTGTTAAAGCTACTACAATCGGAACAGCAGTAGCCAATGCCGCCACAATTAGTCGTGGTACTGTAGGAACTACTGCTATTTCGGCAGCTCCAGTAGGAAGTATTGCTATACGAATGACTGGTTTATATCAAGCTGGTAGCACATACGTTCCACAAATTGGAATGAATGTTAATGCACACGGTGGTGTTAGTCATTCATTTATAAGTACAACAAATCATAGTAATGCTAACACGGAAGGGATGTATCAACTTCAGACAGCTGAGACTAATCATATGTTCTATTATCCACGTAGAACAACTAATTTAAATATCGGTTATCAATTGAATCGTTACGATACACAAATTCGTAAGGCGGCATTATTTACTGGTGCTGCAATTCCATTATCAACTATTGTTAGTGATGAAGCAACACCGAGTACAATTACAGTCACAACACCATATGCGCACGGTATGAGTCCAGGTACACCAATCAACGTTGATTTATTATCTGGTACTAACGTAGCATGGGGTGATGGCTCATTTACAATCTTAAGTATCCCTACTCCAACTACATTTACATATCAAGGAAAATCCGGAGCTGCTGTGTCTGGTAGTTTAACTGCTAAAATCTATATTAAAGCAAGTGCTTTCTTTATTCATAGACCGTTTGATGGCGGTGTAAATATTGGTTCAGGTACTCCACATCATGGCGCAATGGCTGCAAGACAAAGTAAAAAATACTTCCGTTATCAATCTGGCAAGGGATTATTTTGGAGCTCAGGTACACTATTATCAACTAACTTTGATGTAGCCAACATATCAGCCGATGGTACAACTGCATTAAGTAGTACTATTACTATTACTACAGAAAATGAACATTATTTACAAATCGGTGCTAATATTAAATTAAACAATATTGCAACAAGTGGATATGATAATTATTATCGTGTAACTAGTATCACAAGTGATTCTTCATTTACTGTTACTGCTCAAGAAACGTTAGGATCAGCAACTCCAAAAATGGATGTACAACCAAAAGTTAATTTAGCTAGCTGGCACGGGGCTACTGTACGTGCTGGTATATATGATGATCAAAATGGTGCATATTGGGAATACACTGGTACTAATTTAAATGTAGTATTACGTTCAGCCACATTACAACTTTGCGGATTTGTTACTACAGAAGTTGGCAGTAATTTAATTGTTGGTGATGGCACATGTCGTTTTGCAGAACAATTAACCAAATATAGTCGCGTAGTTATTCGTGGCATGGGTCATATTGTTACAAGCATCACAGATAACAATACTATGACAGTTAGTCCACCGTGGCGTGGCGCATCTAATCAAATTCGTGTTAAAATGGCATTAGTAAATGAATTCCGTATTCCACAATCTCAGTTTAATTTAGATAAAATTGATGGTACTGGTCCGAGTGGTTTCCAACTCGATATAACAAAGATGCAGATGTTAATGATTCAATATGCGTGGTACGGTGCTGGTTTTGTTGAGTATGGTTTACGTGGGCCGAATGGTGCATTTATCATGGTTCATCGTATTAAAAACAATAACGTGAATGACGAAGCATATATGCGTTCCGGTAATTTACCGGTACGTTATGCAGCAAATAATGAAAGCGCAACAGATAAATTAATTGCTACAATTTCTGCAGGTGATACATCAATGGATTTAGTTGATGCAACACAATTTCCGCCAGCATCAGTGGCATATCCAGTATACGTAGTAGTTGATAATGAAGTTATTAAATATTCATCAATTGATTATAGTTTAAATCGATTAGGCAATTTAACTCGCGCATCGGCATTTACACTATGGCAAGATGGTAGTAGTAAATCATTTACTATGGGTACTGCTGAAAGTCATACTGAGGGTACTGGGGTAACTGTATTAAGTTGTACCTCAGCACCAACGTTAAACCACTGGGGTTCTGCAGTAATTATGGATGGTGGATTTGATGAAGATCGAGGCTATTCATTTACTTACAGTGCGCAGAACTATACATTCCCAGCAACAACTAACGGAGTTAAAACAGCATTCTTGATGCGTTTAACACCTAGTGTAAGTAATACAATTATTGGTGACTTAGGTACACGTGACTTAATTAATCGTGCGCAATTAGAGTTAAATGATATGGTTGTTAACTACACTGGTACTAACGCACGTTTCTTAATTGAAGGTATTCTAAATCCAACTAATATTACTGCTACTGCAACAACATGGATTAACTTAAATACTGCGGCAAATGGATTTCAACCAAGTTTCACTCAATTTTCAACTAGTCCGTCGTACATAAGTGGTACGTATGCCTCGGGTGGTGAACGTTTGTTTGCTATTCCGGTTAACCAAACGAACTCTGGGGTGCTGGATTTAAGTCGTGTTAAACAATTAGTTACTTCGGCAATTCCAGGTAATGGTGTTTATCCAGATGGTCCAGAGATATTGGCTATTAACATTACATCAATTACTGCTACTGCAGCCAGCGGAGAAATTCAAATTTCGTTTACAGAATCACAAGCGTAATAGTAATATTGTTATAGACAATAGGACCTTCGGGTCCTATTCTCGTATAAATACTACAATAAGATAAAGAGCATATACAATGGCATTAACCAGACCGCGCTTAGATCAAATTAACACAGTCGTTACCACGATTTCAGATCCCATCACCGTGTTGAATAAAAACAGCACTGAGGCAAATATTGATATTGGTTTTGTAATGAATCGTACCAATGGTACAGTGGCTAATATAGCACTATTTTGGGATGAAAGTGCTAATACTTTTGCTACAGCATTTACTACGAATTCGGGTAGAACTGATGCTAATATTACAATTAGTGAATATGCTAATATTAAAGCAGGTACAATATTTGGTAACATTGGCGGCGGAAGTACATTAAGTAATGTCTATGTTACTGGCAGTCTGCTACCTGCAGCAAATGTCACGTTTGATCTAGGCAGCCCAACCCAACGTTGGCGTGAGGGGTGGTTTAGCGGTAGTACAATCCACATCGGTAGTGAATCTATCAGTGTAGACACCAATGGTAAATGGATGTTTACCAGTGATGGAACCACTGTAGAGTTAGGTAAAAATAATGATTTCAATCCGCCCAATGCAAACGTTTCTGGTGCAGTTACCGCAGGTAGTATTAATGTCACTGGGTTTGTGTCACAGGGAACAGGAACGTATGTAACACGTCAATATGTCCTACACGGCACAACAACTAATGCTACAGAAACAGAGATACTAACAGTAGGTGCAGGTACAAGAATGCCTGTAAATACAAATACCACGGTACTGTATGATATACATATCGTAGCAAGAAGAACTGATGCCACCGGTGAATCTGCCGCATGGGAATTAGAAGGCTGTGCGGATAATTTTTCAGGTACAGTAGCTGACGTTGGCGATGTGTACGAAATTGTTGTAGCACAAGATGATGCAACGTGGGATGTTGATGCTAGAGCAGACGACACAAATAATAGTATAAACTTGTATGTTACAGGTGCAGCAAATAAAACAATCCGCTGGACCGCAGTGGTTAAAACAATTGAGGTAGCAGAATAATGTCGTCACGTATACGTTCATTTAAATTTGACAATGTATCAAAGAAAATATCTATTGCAGGGCAGGTAGTATCCGATGGATCAACTAGTACCCCTACAGTATCTGGTAATTTGTCAGCAAATACGCAGGGTAATATTACTTCTGTGGGTACATTAAGCTCGCTGGTTGTAACTGGTAATATATCAGCAGCAAATTACAATTATGCCAATGGTGTTAGTATATTAGCAGGGGTTATAGCTAATGCAGGAGCATTAAGTGGGCAAATAGTAACTGCCAACACTGCATTAAAAGGTTATATTGACGGACAAATTACTAATCTAGTTAACGGTGCTCCCGCAACCTTAGATACATTAAATGAAATTGCTAATGCTCTCGGTAGTGATGCCAATTTAAGTGTTACATTAACATCATTAATTTCTAATGTCCAATCAAACGTCACCACAGCCAACACAGCAATGAAAGGGTATGTTGATGCAATTAATTCTACCCTAACTTCTAACCTAGGTACAGTAAGCGGATCATTAGCTACATTAACATCAAATGCGGCTGTTCAATCAGGAGATATTGCTACATTATTTGCTAATGCAGGTGTGCAAGCAGGGTCACTAACAACACTCACATCAAATGCCGCTGTACAAGCAGGTGACATAGCCACATTGTTTGCTAATGCCGGAGCACAGTCTGCATCAATAGCATCGCTGAATACAACTAAGGCAAATCTGAGTGGTGCAACATTCTCCGGACCAGTTACGACTACAGAATTATTTGTTACATCCCCGGGTGGTGACGAGGGTGGACAACTTAACCTAGCTCCGTCAGCGACCAATACTACTTTAGCTGGCAATGTTGTTATTGATGTATTCCAAAATAGATTAAGAATTTTCGAAGGAGGCGGAACAGCTCGCGGCGGATATTTTGATCTATCAGGATTAAGTGCAGGTGTAGGTACTAACTTAGCTGCTGGCGGCGGCACTCCAGGGGGAGCAGATTCACAAATACAATTTAACAATTCTTCTGCGTTTGGCGGTGCAGCGAGTTTACGTTATTTCTCAGGTAATGGTGTAGTTTTAGCCAACGCCGAAGTTGCTAGTACAAGCACTGCTACGGGCACTATGCAGATAGTTGGTGGCATAGGTGTAGCTGGTAATATATTTGCAGGTGCACTATATTCAGATGCGCATAATTACGCTAACGGCGTTTCTATAATCACCACACTGTCAACAGCATTTACCACAGCTAATACTAATTTAAAAGGTTATACTGATGGGCAGATTACTACAGTAAACTCAAGTATTACAACTGCTAATACCAATCTCAAAGGCTATACTGATAATTTAGTTACCACAGCTAATACTAACATGAAAGGGTATGTTGACGGACAAATAAGTACCACGACCACTGCTAACACCAACATGAAAGGTTATGTTGACGAACAGATATCAACTACTTCGAGTGCAATCACAACTGCTAATACCAATCTCAAAGGCTATACTGATAATTTAGTTACCACAGCTAATACTAACATGAAAGGGTATGTTGACGGACAAATAAGTACCACGACCACTGCTAACACCAACATGAAAGGTT